CGGTAAGGCACAGCACTTTGACTGCTGCATTCGCTGGTTCGAATCCAGCTAGCCCAGTTTGCGGTTTTGTTAATTCCGCAAGTGTTCTTTTTGAAACAATTTTTACTCCGGTCTTCTAGCCCAACGGGGCTGATTAAAGGGGCTTCAAATGTCCCGGAAGACCTTCTGAAATCTAAAAACGTTTCAGAAAACCTTTGTTGTGGCTGGTGGTCAAGAACTGCAACAGTGCCAGAAATAAATCTATGGCGGGCTTATTTCTGGTATCTTAGGAAGCTTAGTTCAGTGGTAAGAGCAACGGCCTCATAAGCCGTAAGTCCTGGGTTCGAATCCCAGAGCTTCCATTTCTTCTAAATGCCATTCATCCGTAATATGGGTGGAAAAAACTTCCAGTTGAGTGTGTGGATTAGGTAAATTTATGTGCGATACGGCGTAGCTTAAATGGATCTGATTTCCCGGCTGGTATGTCTCGGAGTTAAAAACATTAACGCAGCGCACGTTAATAAAAGGAGTTTTCAAGAGATGCCGTCCAAAGACGCATAAAAATATCCAGTGAATCTACGGCACTAAAACTTGTAGATAGTGAAAAGCATAACACGATAAACCTATTGCTAACCCGGTTTTTCCGGGTTCCGGCAGGATAGAGAAGTGGAATCTCGCAAGGCTCATATCCTTGAGAACGGCGGTTCGAATCCGTCTCCTGCAATTCCATCTACCAGGTGTAGATAGGATATCTTACTTTAGCATAGCTATTGTTAGTTCTTGCACATAAATGCGGATGCGTTTGTGTGCATTCGTGCAGGCATATAGACGCAACTCACTAGCGATCTTGTGCAAAAACTTTTTAGAGAGATAAGACCAATGCCCGTGAGGAGTGATAGTCGGGGATTCTAAAAAAATCATCTAGTTTAGCGTTTTATGATGAAAAAAGAAACATAGCTCAGTGGTAGAGCAATGATACTCAATATCATGTGACACAGGTTCGATTCCTGTTGTTTCTATCTGGCAATGGCAATTTGCCAGAAGTTGCATTTTCCCCCTAAAGTTCCAGTGTTTCTCGTTGGGAGATTTATGCCGTTCAAGTCGGCACACTGGATTTTTCTAAATCGAGGTAATTTATGAACGAAAAAAGTTGTAAGAATTGCAGAAGACATGATGACTTCACATGAGTTTGCTTCAATGGCGATAGTGAATATTGTGCAGACTTTACTGAGCCAGGGTGTTGTTGCGAGTTTAGGGCGGGAAAAGAAGATGGAAAACAAGGAGGCATAGTACCGATGAGCGAACTTTCTGAACTTATAAATAGAGGTGGTTTAATAGATGATTTTAAGATAGAAAAATCCAAAGATGAACCACCTACACAACCAATAAAGTTAGCTGATTGGCTGATTGACAGAGGATTGCAAGATGGAATTCGTCTGTATGGGAAAAATGATCTTAGAAAAATTGCAAATTACTTATTGATTTACTGTGGTGATGAAAATGATTGAAGTATGCGGTAAAGAAATCAAAGACGAATGTTCCAAATGTGGACAGATTCTGGAATGTGAATTGTTCCGGCAGGGGCATGGAATAAAACAGGAACGTGAAAACATAGCTAAAATGATTGCCTGTCAGATGAAGCATAGGGAGAAAAGAGAGAAATGAATGAACTGAAAGTATTAAATGAACAAGAAGTGTTGGGAAAACAGTTTCGTGTTTATGGAAAAGCAGAGAAACCACTGTTTTTAGCAAAAGATGTAGCAGAGTGGATTGAACACAGTAAACCATCAGTAATGATTGAATCTGTAAAGAAAATGCTTTGCTCTTTGCTTTTCCAGATCGAATAAAACAGAACAATTTCCGAAAAATGCATGGCATTCCGAAGCGGAGGAAAATTTAATGGATCAAGAAAAAATAAGCATTGAAGAAGTCATGAAAACTGGTTTTGGGCAAATACCAAATAACTGCTTAAAAATGAATAAAAAGCCAAAATTTAGACAAATTGCTGGAAGAAAAGGGAAACGGAAATTTGATAATGTTTTTAAATCTGTTGTGCGACGAATGATAAAAAGGGCAGCCAAAGAGGGAAGACCAATAAAGCATAAAAGAAATAGAAAGGTAAATAAATGAGCATTAAGTCAGCATTAGAATCCGAAGGAATAGATTTTTCTGAATACATGAACCCACCCGAGCCGTGGAATGGACAGGCATTATTGAGGAATATCAATGGAGTGAAATACGCCTGTTGCCCTTTTTGCCAGAAGAAAGCACTTTTGATTAGCCCAAACACAAAGATTCAGCATCTTAAATTGAAATGCAAGGGTAGCAACTGCAAGAAAGAGTTCGAGGTGAACGTATAAAACTTGGAGGAAATATTAAATGCAAAGTATTAGACTAATTGATAGAGATACAGACATTTCCAAATTAAAAATGCATCAAATGCACTGGGACACAGTGATTAATGGAAAACCTTATTTTGTTGTTCTAATAGAAGACTATATACATACGATTGGTGGAAAATACGGAGATAATAACTTATGGGCTTACCCAAGAGAAGAAAAACCAAGTTTTGAGAATCTGGTTCAATTCGACGGAGAGCCTGTATGTTGGGGCATAAATTATGCGCCGTACAATCATGCAAGATACAGACACGATGAATTTGAAGCAAGAACAATTGGAAATGTGTTTATAACCAGAAACGGCGAAAAATTCTGTGATGTAAGAGGTGGTATTGAACGTGCGAAGTGCATGATTGATGATTTTTCCGAACATCCAATGGACTTAAACAAAATAGATTTTGACAAAAATGTTATCGGAAGAAAAGTTTGGTGGCGTAGCGAACCAGCCGTTGTAACAAGTTATATTTCTGGACAGGCGTGTGTCATATTGGAACCAGATGGAATACCACAATTTACAACACCAGCAGAATTTGCAGATGATGGGTGTGAATATTATTTTGATGGTGATGTAAAAGCGGATATTCTTGATAAACATATTTGGTGGTTTAGAAAATAATGTAAATTTATTTGAGGTGAATGTATGATATGGAACGAAGAAATATCCTTTGATGGATTCCAAAATAAGATTGATGAGTGGTACAAGGATAAAGACTTTGAACTGTGCGACCCACCTGTCAGTGCTCAGTTTGCTTTAGACTTGATCTTCAAGACATTAGTAGATGATAGAGAAGATTATCCATATCTCACAACTATGTCAGAAAACGTAGAACAGACAAATAGCATTATGCTCGATTTAATTCTTCGTAAATACAGTCGCAAATACAGAAAATACTTGAAATCAAAAAGAAAGATGGTGAGGAAATGAAAAAGATACCAACATTATTTGAGCGAGAATTCAAAGACCACAAGATTGTAAAGACTCTACCGAAAGCGCATCCGGGTATGGAATGGGTACTTGAAGGAGAAGGAATTGCAACAGTCAAATACGACGGCTCTTGCTGTGCAGTAATTGACGGAAAATTTTATAAACGATACGACTGCAAGAAGGGCAAAATACCACCAGAGGGATTTATTCCCTGTTGCGAACCAGATGCGATTACAGGTCATTGGCCGGGATGGGTAAAGGTTGATGAGAATAATCCGTCTGATAAGTGGTTTGTAGAAGCGTATTATGTAACTTCAATGTGGACAAATCAAGGTTGTAAATTACCAGATGGCACATATGAAGCTGTCGGAAAGCATTTTCAAGGCAATCCATATTATGACGATGATGATTCTTTAGTAAGACATGGCAACAATATCGTTGAAGTCGAGCGTACATTTTATGGAATCAAGAAATATCTTTCCGAACACGAGATAGAGGGATTAGTTTTCTGGAAGGACGGAAGCCCACAATGCAAAATCAAACGTTCAGATTTTGGCTTTGAATGGCCAGTCAAGAAAGCGTGACAAAATGAACAAAATCAGAAAAATATGTTGGATAATTGCGAATTTCATAATATTCAAATGGGTAGCAGATTATTTGATAGCCACAATACAAATGATGATTGAAAATAATTGGGGACTTTCAGCAATACCATTATTAACAATGGCAGTATTCGCAGAGTGGAAAGTAATTGAAAATATTTTTACGGAATTAAAAATATGATTTTATCAAGAAAGGATATGTATGACAAAACAAGAAGCCGTAGTAGTTGAAACCTACACAGGAATTTGTATGCTTACAGGGGATGACCGAAAACTTGCATATGAATATGCGGAAAAGCTTTTAGGTCATCCGATATATACGCATGAATTTCCAAAGTATGCTGATAAGTTGAAAGAACTTAGTAAGCCAGATTTTATTGAAATTTGTAGAAAGTTAAGTGATTAAATGGTATGGTGCAAATTAAGGAACATTCCGTGTATACATCCAGAACCAGATGGATTAGAAAATTGTATATATTGTGAAAAATATAGTTTTGAAAAATATTTAGAATACAAAAAAACAAAAAGAAAAGTCAAGAGAGCCAGAAAGGAGAGCCATTATGAGTGACTTGAAGATATTTACAGAAAACATTGAACCAGAAGCATTAAATCAGATTTATACATTGATAAAGCAGCCTGCATTTTCTGAATGCAAAGTACGAATCATGCCAGATGTTCACGCAGGAGCGGGATGTGTAATTGGTTTTACTGCTGATCTCGGAGATAAAGTAATTCCGAACATTGTTGGCGTAGACATTGGATGTGGAATGCTTACAACACAAATTCCTGCTGACGTGGGAACAATAGATTTTAAAATTCTCGACGAAGTAATAAGAAACAATGTTCCGGCAGGAAGAAATGTACGTGACGAAATCATAAATTTTGAAGAATTAGAAGAACTTCATTGTTTTTCTCGACTCAAAAATATTGAATGGATTCGCAGGAGTCTTGGTACACTTGGGGGCGGAAATCATTTCATTGAAGTTGACACTGATTCGAAAGGATTAAATTATCTTGTAATCCACACTGGGAGTCGAAACCTTGGGAAGCAAGTAGCTGAAATATATCAGAAAATTGCCATAGAAGATACACAGGATACAGATGGGCTTGAAACTGAAATACAGAAATTAGTGAAAGAATACAAGCACTCTGGAAGACACAGGGATATCCAAAATGGTATTGATGAATTAAAACGAAAATGGAATCCGAATAAACTAGGTATTCCGAAAGAATTATGTTACTTGACGGGAGAACATAGAAAACAATATCTGCATGATATGAAAATCTGTCAAGAATTTGCAAGAATAAACAGACGTTGCATACAGAGTGCTATATTTTACACTATGAATTGGACGCTCCAAAGAAACACATGGTTTGATACAATTCATAATTATATTGACCACGATACAAACATTGTTCGGAAAGGTGCGATATCAGCTAAGTATGGTGAAAAAGTTCTTATCCCCATGAATATGCGAGACGGATGCATTATTGCAGTCGGGAAAGGAAACGATGATTGGAACTGTTCAGCCCCGCATGGCGCAGGACGTATTATGAGCCGGTCAAAAGCAAAAGAAAACATTTCGTTAGAAGAATTTAAGGAGTCTATGGATGGAATATATACAACATCCGTTCAGAAATCTACAATTGATGAAAGCCCTATGGCCTACAAACCACCGCAAGAAATTATTGATAACATCAAAGATACTGTAGAAATAGTTGATATTATCAAACCTATATATAACTTTAAAGCAAGTGAATAAGCAGTCAAGAGAGCCATATGAGAGCCAGACTAAATCCTAAAAAAGAAAGGAGGTCTGGCTCTATTTTTATGGAAAAAATTACAGAAGGCTCGCTTGAATGGTATCGGGCAGTGCTGAATCAGATTATCAGTAGTGACATGACAATCTATCAGAACCAAAAAGATTGCCTTGATTTGCTCTTAAATATGAATATTGATCTTCCTTTCAACGAGAATCAAGAAGCACGGAAAATGGCTATGAAAGTAAGTCAATACTCACATAACATAGCAGAGAAGTGTGCTGCATTAACTGGTAGTGGTGACTTTGATGATATCTACTGGCAGTATTTGTTACTGGAAGCACCACATTTATTTGAAAGTTACTTGCTTTATATGGAAAAAAATAGACCGGACAGCAAGAAATTTTATATTCCACGAAAAAAAACACTACATGTGGTAGCCAAAGACCTACAAGATTTGGAAGAAAGAAAGATAGAGTTTTACGGCTTATCACTCCCAAGCCGTGTTGGAAAATCTACTATGTGTATTTTCTTTATGTCATGGATAATGGGGAAAAGACCGAATAGTCATAGTGCCATGGGCGGTCATTCTGGAAAACTGGCAAAAGGATTTTACGGAGAACTTCTTAATCTCATTAATACACAGGAATACAACTATAGTGAAATTTTTCCACAGTCGAAACTTCAAAAACAGAGTGCTGATGATTTTGAAATAAACCTGGACAAGCCAGATAGATTTGCAACAATGACTTGCCGTGGTATTGAAGGTACTTGGACAGGTGCCGTTGATATTTCTTCCGATGGTTATTTGTATGTGGATGACCTTGTAAGAGATAGACAACATTCATTAAGCCCCACCCGATTAGAAAATACATATCAAGAATATCTGAATAAGATGGTTGACCGTAAGATTGACGGCGCAAGGGAGCTTATGGTTGGAACCAGATGGAATTTATATGACCCTCTCGGAAAAATCGAGAAGCTAAATCACGATAATCCAATGTATCGGTTTAGAAAAATTCCAGCTTTGAATGATGAGGGTAAATCGAATTTCGATTATGAGTATGGCGTTGGATTTTCAACAAAATATTATGTCGATATGAAAGCTAGATTAGACGCTAACGAATGGGAAGCCAAATATCAGCAAAAGCCCTTCTTACGTGAAGGAATTGTGTTTGCAGCTGACGAATTGAGATATTATAACGGCGTTCTTCCAGAAGGTGGATTTGTTAAAAATGTTTCTGCCTGTGATGTTGCGTGGGGTGGCGGTGATAGCTTATCAATGCCAGTGGGCGCAGAATACGAAAATGGAGATGTGTATATTTATGACTGGATTTTCAGCACGGCACCAAAAGAAGGAACATTGCCATTAGTTGTTGGAAGAATCATGGGTAATAATATTCAATCCATCAATTTTGAAGCAAATAATGGTGGCGATATGTATGCCTATTATGTAAATGAACGGTTGAAAGAACATAAATACGCTTGCAGCACGACCAGTACAAAAGCACCTTCAAAACAAGCAAAAAAAGAAAAAATAAATCAGTATTCCGGGGATGTTAAGCAAAATTTTATATTTTTGGCTCCGAAATATCAAAATAAACAGTATCAAAAGGCTATGGATGAATTAACTACATTCGTCTATATTGGTGATAATGAACATGATGACGCTGCCGATGGAGTTACGCAGCTTGCAATAACGCTTGCCGGCAAAAGATTTGCAGAAGTAAAAGCAACCAAAAATTTTATGTGGGGAAGGAGATAGAGTATGATGACTACAGCTCAATATTTACGACAAATTGAAAATTATGATAACAGAATCAAAAACAAGCTTATCGAAGAAGAACAGCTCAGTTCTCTTTCCACAAGTGTATCTGCAATTCCAGTTGGGGAAAAGGTGCAAACTTCTGTAAAACGTGATCCGATGGGAGACATGATTGCGAAGATATTTGATCTGCGAGAAGAGATTTCAGAAATGATATCTGAATTTTTACAAAAAAGACAAGAAATAGTCCGAACTATAGAACAGGTTGAAGACCCATTACTATATGACATATTATTTAAGCACTATGTTGAGTACAAATCTTTGGTTCGCATTGCAGATGAGATGGGTTATTCAGAGATTCACATTAAAAAAAAGCATTTAAAAGCCATAGCAGAAATAAAAAAGATAAAAGGTTTCGAAAGATGATACCGAAGTATACTGAAAGATACTTTTAATATGTGTAGAATATAAAGTAGAGCATTGGATTAAAACATCCAGTGCTTTTTATTTTGTAGAAAGGATGGTTCGGCTTTGAGAAATACAATGAATTTTGTAGATTTATGCCGAGGTGATTTCGGGCGAAAAGTAGCCTACACAGGCGTTGACCGAATCACTCCGCAAAATGTAGTAAAAGTAGTATCAGATACAATTGGCATACATAATAGAAATCGAACATTGATTGATTACTTGTATCGGTACATGAAAGGCGATCAGCCGATATTATACCGAAACAAAATAGTCCGTCCAGAAGTCAATAACAGAGTGGTTGAAAATCACGCATTTGAAACTGTAAAATTTAAAGCTGGACAGATTTGCGGGGAACCAATCCAATATGTATGTAAAAAGAAAAATGCAGACAAAAAAATAAATGAGCAAGTTGATTTGCTGAATGATTATCTGGATGAAGCCAATGCAGATGCAAGAAACATCCAGAGAGCAATATACCAAAGTGCAACAGGAACTTCTTATAAGGCTATTCTGAAAGAAGAGGACTGGACAGAAAACGGAGATTTACCGCCGTTTAGAATCTTTATTCCGTATCCTGGTGATTGTTACATTGTATATTCGCAGAGGAACGGAAAACCAATGCTGTCCGTTCAGATTTTGAAGGATGAAGATGAGCAACAATACTACTTATGCTATTCAAAGAACCAGTTTTTCAAAATCACGAATGGAAAAGTAACCGAATATGGCATCAACGGTTTTGGTGGGATTCCTATTGTTGAATGCCCGAATAATCATGACAGGCTTTCGGACGTTGAAATTGCAATCACATTATTTGATGCAATCAACAAATACCAGTCTGATAGATTAAATGGCGTTGAACAGTTTGTGCAATCCTTTATGAAGTTCAAGAACTGCGAGGTAGATAAAAACGAGTTTTTGGAAATGGTAAAACTTGGCGCCATCTCTGTTAAAGATACTGGAAATGGCTGTCAGTCGGATGTTGAACTGATGACCGCTGAATTGAATCAATCAGAGAGCCAGGTTGCAAAGGATGATATCTACAATAACATGCTGATTGTGGAAGCAATGCCAAACCGCCAAAGCAATAGCGGAGGGGATACAGGAAATGCTGTATACCTTCGTAATGGATGGGACTTCGCAGAAAGAGATGCAAAATTGGTAGAAGCATTCACCAAGGAAGCTGAAAAGGAATCTGCTAGAATCATTCTGAATATTATCCGTGGTACATCAAATGATGTTAATATCTCAACCAGAGATTTTGATGTAAAGATAACCAGAAACCCAACAGACAATATGCTTGTAAAAGCACAAGCACTTGATTATCTGTTCAAAAATAAAATTCATCCGCTTATTGCACTGATTACTTGTGGGCTATTTAGTGATCCGCAGAAAGTCTACGAAATGAGTTTACCGTATCTGGGAACTATTTACCCGGAACTGGCAGACCCGGAAGCGGAAATGCAGAAAGCACAGCAATTACTTGACGGAAAGTTTCAAAATCCGTCCAAAACAGAACCAATGGCAAATTCTCCATCTAACGAAGAATGAACCAAATTTCGATTATTTAAGGAGTTTTAGAGAAATCTAAGGCTTCTTTTTTAATACACAAAATCAAATAAATTGCAACAGCCCGTGAGCGTAAATCGGGTACAGACCATGTGCGGAGCGAACCGTGTTGAAAAAGCGTATTGGACTGGAAGAAAGGAGATTTCAATGACAAGAGAACAGGCAAAACAGGCACTTATCGGTATGGGAGTTGCAGAACCTTCCGAGGAACAGGTTTCTAAGCTTCTTGATTCTATTTCTGCTGAAACTAAGAAAGAGAAAGACAAAAATGTTTCTCTGAAGGAAAAAGCTGAAAAAGCAGATTCCCTGGAAAAAGAGTTGGAAGAGTTGAAAAAGCAGAATATGACCGAAGCAGAACGGCTAGAAGCTGAACGCAAGAAAGAAAAGGAAGCAGTGGATAAGGAGTTAGCTGATTTGAAAGCTGCGCTTGCAGAATCCAACAAAAAAGCCCTTACCAGTGAAATTACTTCTATGTTCGCAAATGCAGGACTTTCAACCGAAACATACGCAAGTGCTATTAAAGCATATGCGTCCATGCCTTGTGAGAAATCTGAGGATGTAATGAAAGAAGTTGAAACTTTTGTCAAGGGAGTTTCCGAAGCAAATAAAACAGCACTTGATACCGCAAAAGCAGCCTGGGAGAAAGAAGCATTGGAAAATACTCCGAATCCGGGTGGTGGTAATGGCGGTAGAGGAAAAGAAGAAAAAAGTGGTGCTGCAAAATATGCAGCTGAACGTTCAAAACAATTAAGCGGTTCCGAAAAAACAGAACTTGGAGGAAACGCCCCAATTAATTTTTAAAAAAGGAGAATTAAGTTATGGCATTTAACAAAGTTATTGAATACGGTACAACCCCCAATTTTCTTGAATCTGCGGAAGGACTTATTTTAAAGACTTTTACAGCAGAGCAGACAAATGCGGTGGAAGTTGGTGGAAGAAAAATCATTAAGGCTGGTTCAGTTTTCCCCAAAAATGAAACAGACGCAAAAGGGATTGTATACGAAGAAGTTGATATGACAGACGATGAAAAACGTCCGATTTCTGTAATCGTTGCAGGACGAGTTTTTGAAAACAGACTTCCAGTAGCAGTTGATTCTACCGCAAAAACAGAACTCCAAGAGCTTGATAAGCCTTTTGGAATTGCGTTTTTAACAGAACCAGAAGTTGAATTTTAAGGAGGTATTCCACAATGAATTATAACGTATTGACCAGTATTACACTGGAAGAGAGAATTAACTATTCACAGAATTATGCAGTTAAACGTCCGGGAGCACTTGACGTTATCTTCCCGGATGTAAAAACCCAATTTATGAAAGCAAAATACTACAGACTTATGAGCGGGCAGCAACTTCCTAGAGTTGCTTATGTTCATGCGCTTGATACAGAGGCAAGAATTGGAGAGAGACCAAGCTTTGAGAAGGTACTGACCGAAAAACTTTTCATTAAAGAGAAAATGAATCAGTCAGAATCTCTTCGCATGGCTATTGAAAACGGCGTCCCGGACGATCAGTCTCTTACCGAATTTGTGTTTGACGATGTAAGTAATTCATTTGAAGCAGTTCTGGCAAGAACAAAAGTTATGAAAGGGCAGATCATGGGAACTGGTTCTCTTAAAATCCATGAGAACAATGTAGATCTTCCGATTGATCTTGGCGTTCCGTCAGAAGCAAAAATCACCCTTACTGACTGGTCTAAGCCGGATTCTGATATTATGGGCGATATTCAAAAGATGATTGATGTTGCACAAGAAAAGGGATTTGTTGTTAATAAAGCCCTCACTTCCTTAAAAATGATTAATTATATGAGAAACAACACCGCTATGCAAACCGCTGTTCTTGGTGCGGCTAACAAACGTCTTCTGACCAAACAGGAACTTGCAAACCTTCTTATGCAGGAATATGAGATTACCGTAGATCGCTGCGATGAAAAATATCGTTACAGAAAAGATGGAGCATGGAAAACTGGACGTTTCTTTAAAGAAAACGTATTTACCCTGTATGAAGCTAACCCGGATGGTTCTTTCGGTACTGGACTTTGGGGGCCAACACCAGAGGAAGAGGAAGCAAGAGCTTTTATCACACAGCAAAACAGAATGTTTATTACTCTGTCCATGTGGGCTACACAGGATCCGGTTACTACTTGGACAAAAGCTTCTGGAATGTTCATTCCGGTCGCACCAAAAGCTAACGGTGGTATCGTGATCGGTACCAAGGCGGGGGAATAACCGGGCATAGTCTCGATGAAAACAGCCAGTCACCATCTGTAGCGAGTGTTTATGATGAATCAACACATAAGTATACAGAAAGCGAGTTGTCTAATATGACTGTATCACAGTTGAGACAACTTGCTAGTGATAACGGCTATGCCCTGACAGCAACTAATAAGGCTGGAATAATATCAGAGATTTTATCTCAGCAAAGGTAGGTGATTAAATGGACGAACAGCTTATAGAGGATTTGACAAATTATCTTGAAGATGATGCAGAAACTGCGAGGATGATTCCTCTTTCAGCAAAGAGGGCTATTCGTTCATTTAAGAAGAAAAGGAATTATCCTTCATCCTACAGTGATGAGAAAATAAATTCCGATATGGAAAACTGCTATGATTGCATATTTGATTTAGCACTCTTCTTCTTGGTGAAACAGGGAGCTGAGTTTCAAGGATCGCATTCCGAATCTTCTGTAAATAGAAGTTGGAATTCCGAAACTGAAATCTATGTAAATCATGGCGTTTTTCCATTTATCGGATTCTAAGCAAGATGGTGTGTGCGTGATACGTCAATCCTCCCACGTATCGCAGGGGTGCTTCAAATTAGGTGGGTAGAAGCAATATCTTAAAAAAATGGGAGTGATGGAAAGGAATAGCGATGGGATGTGAACACGAGTGTGTCAACGAACACCGCTTGAAAGAATTGGAAAGTGCCGTCCATGAGATGAAAGAAAAGCATTCCAAAAGGGATGAAGGCTTTTTTAATCGTATCAATGCATTGGAACAGAAAATTGCTTTATACAACAATGATCTGGGACACATTAAAGACACGGTTGACGAGATGAACGACAATTTAAAATCACTCATGGAAAAGCCAGGAAAATTACAGGACAAAATTATTGCTTATGTCATAACTGGAATAATTGGTATTGTTTTAGGTTTTGCTCTTAAAGGCATTTTCCCGGTGTAAATATTGATTCCACTACAGGGAGGACAGTGGAATGGATGATTATAAAGACTTTTCGGAAGATGAAAGAATCTTCTATTTGCGTGAAGCTGGATTTGATTCCAGAGAAAAAGAGTTATTCCGATTGCGCGTTTACGAAGAAAAAACACTTGCAGAAGCTTCAGAAATCATGGGCTACAGCACAAGAACCGTAGACCGCATAAACAGAAAATTAAAGAAGAAAATTATGAAAGTCGCCCCGATGTATTGTCGGGGCTTTTCTTTGTATTCATAGAAAATGGCGTATTTATGGCGTTATCATGGCGTGTTAATCAACCTCTTATTATTGTAAAATATAGTTATAAAAACAAGGGAGGTTTGAGATATGCAGTATGGAAGTCCTTATTTTGCGCAACCATTTCAGCAAATACAGCCGTATCAAGATAGATTAGCACAATTGCAGAATAGTTATCAGCAGGCAATGCCATACGGACAGGCACAAATTCAACAACCAATGCAACAAGTGCCACAAATCCCCATGTTGCAAGGACAGATGGTTGATGGCATTGATACTGTAAAGGCAAAAGATGTAGATATGTCTGGAAACCCTGTCTATTATCCAAAAACTGACGGTACAGAAATATATAGAAAACAATTACAGGCAGATGGAAGAAGTAGAATTTTTGTTTATCGACTTATAAATCCGGAAGAACAACAGCAACCAAAGGCAGAAGAAAAACCGATTGACATAGAAGCTATGTTTAATCAGCTTCGGAACGATGTTTGTTCAGAAATTTCCGAAATAAAGAGTATGTTTCCGACACAAATGTCGGGAACACCGGAACCCAAGCAGAATGGAGGTAAACAGAGATGATGAATCCAATGCAACTTATGCAGATGATACGTGGTGGAGGGAATCCTCAACAAGCCATAATCAATATGATGAAACAGCAATCTGGAAATAATCCTGTAATTGACAATGCAATTAACATGATGGAAAAAGGTGATAATGCAGGAATTGAAAAACTTGCAAGAAATCTTTGTAAAGAAAGAAATATTAATCCAGACGATATACTGTCGCAGGTTAAGAACCAGTTTGGAATAAAATAAATTCGCTACAATAATTAAAAGAGCCGCGGTCTTTTGATTTTGTATAAATTACAAAAATCAATAAGGAGGTAATCGCTATGATGAATGGTGGATTATCAGCAAGCGATGTCGCTGTATTAAGCGGCTCTAATAACCGTGCCGATGAAGGCTATGGCTTTGGCGGTGGCTGGGCATGGTGGATTATAATATTGCTTATCTTTGGCTGGGGCGGTTTCGGCGGCTTTGGTGGCTGGGGTGGCAATGGTACAAATGGTGCCGGCTTCCAAGGATGGGCTACCAGAGCGGATATCAACGAGGGCTTTGCTCTGAATGATATTCAGAATGGTATCAGAGGTATTCAGCAAGGCATTTGTGATAGCACATATGCGCTTAACAATACCATGCAGAGCGGTTTCAACGGCGTGAACGTCGGAATGCTTCAAGGCTTCAACGGCGTTCAGCAGGCAATCAATGCTGATACTGTAGCCGGTATGCAGAATACCAATGCATTACAGTCTCAGTTAGCAAACTGTTGCTGTGAAACAAGAGAAGCAATCCAGGGCATCAATTACAACCTTGCTACCAACACTTGTGCTCTCCAGAACACAATGAATAACAACACCAGAGACCTTCTGGAAAACCAGAACAGCAACACAAGAGCAATCCTTGACTTCCTGACTAACGATAAGATTGCAACATTACAGGCAGAGAACTCTGATCTGAAACGTGCTGCTTCCCAGGATCGCCAGTCTGCATTGCTTACAACTGCAATGGCTTCTCAGACACAGCAGTTAATCAATGCAATCAATCCTGCTCCGATTCCTGCATTCCAGGTTCCAGCTCCATATGCATACGCAGGATGTAATACATATGGTAACGGTTGTTGCTAAGTAACTCACCCTTAGAGGTTGACTAAATTCTAAGAGGTGGGTTGCGGCTCACCTCTTATTTGATTGAGAGGTAAGAGATATGGCATGTAAGAATGTTTGTAAACTCTGCAATCACCTTGTGTTGTCTACCGCAATTGCATTCACAGGTGGAAATCTTGTGGTTACTATTCCAGAAGGAAGCTACAATAATGGAGAAAAATACTGCATTGTTTTAGCACAATCTATTCCAAATGCAACCACAATTACTGCCCCAGTTATGATTCAGATAGGAACAGGAACAACCTTGTATCCGTTAGAGAATCGTTGCTGCGCACAGGTAACAGCATGTGGTGTCAGAACAAGAACAAAATACGCAACCAGAGTTGTAACAAGTGCTACTGGTGGAGTGTTCAAAATGTTAGGAAACCCGGCATGTAGCCCGAATAACAATCTGACTGCAATCAATGGTACAGCCCCAACGACAGAAGCACCTGTTACGCAGGCTGTTAGAAAGGGGGCACTGTAATGCATAAAGTTGCAATGGAAATGGGAAAATGGGCTATGGAAAAAGCCAAAACACATGGCTTTGATAATCTCAGTGCTCAAGATTGGGACGATCTGAAAGACTGTATGGAAGCAGTAAAGTGTGCAATTTGCGCTGATAAAGATTATCGTATCGTGGAAGCTATGGATGAATGCGAACAGGAAGAAAAGTATCTTGGACGCATGGGATATGACCGTTACCGCTATTCAAATGGGCGTTTCGCTCCAAAAGGTAGGGGAACCAGAAAAGGTTATAGACCGTATCTGTATATGCAAGATGATGACTGGATGGACGAGTATTTAAACAATCCAGAGTTTGAACGTAATATGTACCGCATGGGATATCATCCAGACCGTAGTGATATGGAAATGGGTGACATGAATCGGAAGAAATCCAGATATGGCGAATCCTATGATAGATATGATGAGAATCGTAGGCACTATCATGATTCCAAAGACACAGAATCCAAAAGAAAAATGGATGATTCCATGAAGGAGTACACATCTGACATTATCCGTAATATCACGGAAATGTGGTCTGATGCAGATGCAACGCTCAGACAGCAGATGAAAACTGACCTGAGCCGTTTAGTTCAGCAGATGACATGATTACAATATTGATTAAGCCCTTGTCGCAGTAGTGCGGCAGGGGCTTTTTTCGTAAAAGGGTGGTGATAATCCATGCTAAGACAATTTTACATGAATGGTGACATATGGAGAGTGCGCTTTGTTTCTCCCAATGATAATGTTTTGATTGACCGTACAGGGAAACGCACACTTGCCGTATCTGATTACTCCACAATGACAATTTCGATTGCAAACAATCTAAATGGAGAACTTCTAAATCGTGTATTTATCCATGAATTAGGTCATTGCGTGATGTTCAGCTACGGTCTATTAACAGAACTTCACCGCATGGTTAAGAAACGATATTGGGTGGACGCAGAGGAATTTGTATGCAATATTCTGTCCGACTATGGACAGTTTGTTATTGGCACAGCCAGAGATATTTTAGGAAACCAATTCACATATGTTTCTCCTGTTGGAATGGAAAGGGTGATTGCATGAGAGTATTAAGATTTATTGTAAATAATCAAAGAATTTATCCAGATCCCAAGTGTGATTTCTCTGGACTGGTAAAGGGCACGACTGGATATCTTAAAGCATTGTTTATCTTTTCACCAGAGTGGAACGGATGTAAAACAGCTGCTTCATTTTGGAGAATGGAAAGAGAATACCCAGTAATACTGAAAAACAATCAATGTGAAATTCCGCCAGAAGCCCTTACTTGGGATTATTTTTCTGTATCTGTCACCGGAGTGAAAGATAACGGAAAATACATTATAACTACTGGTAAAACCAAAGTATCACAGAGGGGGTAGAATATGGCAACAGCACTTGATTTACTTATGAGCGCAAAAGAAGATGTTAATTTGCTTTCTGAACAATCCGATATATGCACGATTGATGCTAAGACAAGGATTATTTTCGTGCCCTCTACAATCGTAGTTGGTGGGGTGCAATCTGACAAGAATGCAGAACGTATTAAATTTTCATGTCCCAAAATTGTAGGAGATAATCTTGATTTATCCAAATTTTCAGTCAGAATTAACTTTGAAAACGTAAGCAGTGTGGATTTTAATGTTTCTATCAAAGACCAATACATTTGTGATGATGTAGCTGTAGATGGCGAAAATGTAACTTTTTCTTGGCTGATTGGAAGAAATGCAGCAAGGTATATGGGAACGGTACGTTTTATTGTTTGCGCCGTTAAAACGGATTCCGATTCAAATATTAGTGTTGAATGGAATACCGCAATAGCGGAAGTACCAGTGCTAGAGGGTATCGAGATTGATCAACCACAGATAGGGCAGGAAGAAAAAGATGTTATAAATCAGCTTTTGGAGCTTACTAAAAACACATCTGCGGAAGCTGTTCAAAATGTAAATTCCGCAAAAGAACAAGCTATTAAGGACATCCAGAGTGTATCACAGCCAGACACTACATTGACTATAGAAGGTGGGCTTGCAGAAGCAAAAGCAACTGGAGAAGCTATTGGTTCGCTAAAGGAAGATTTAGATAATGTTGAAGATGCTTTAGACCCAGCACCTTATCAAATTTTTGATGATTATTTGTATCATAATTATTATCTGGAAAAAAACGGACAGTACACACATGACAATAACTTTAATACTACAAAAGTGTACCCAGTACCAGCACATACGACAATTTTCTTTTCTGCAAATGTAAACAGCGATGATGAAAGAACGTTGAATAATATTGCTAGAGATTTAATTGTGTTCAGTGATAATAATAGAAAAACGATTATAGCCGCTTATGACTTCTACAATGCGTATACAAATGAAACAGATAAAACTGTATACATTCAAGCTAGTATATACGGTGAAACAAATCCGACTTATAAGGTTAAAAACCTAATGATTCAATATGGTACTCCAAAAATTTTGCCTTATAAAAAATATGGCGCTTTGAAATCATTAAAAATTGAAAAACTAGAAGAACACATTTCATACGATTATGATCTAATGGGCATCGGTGATAGTTTAATGGCAGGTACTGGCGGTGAAGGCGTATCTATAACAAAAGAATGTGCATCTATACTAGGGCTAGAGTCATATAGAGTATTTGGTTTTGGCGGTTCTTTGACAAAAGACATTGGTTTTACGTTCGGTGCTTTTAGTGGATACATTGAGCCAAATAAAGCAACCTTCAAAATTAAAAACGCAGACTTAACAGCCGATATTTGGATTGCTAACAATCAATTAAATGGAAAAACTGTTATTGTGGATGGTAAAGAATATATAGTAACACAAACAGCTAAAGACACATTTTCATTAAACGGATATACACCACAAAACATTTATGTTCCAATTCATACAAAAGAATCAGAATATACTAGCAACGTATACTTGATTTGGTGCGGTACAAATGATAGGGGTTATAAATGGGATTATCTTAAAACCATAGTTAAACGAATTCCGAACAAGAAATATGTTATTTTGGGATTGACTAAATACGGAACAGACACAACTGTAGCAAGCGAAGCGATAGGCATGAACACATTTGGTTCACATTTCTTTAACACTAGATTGCAAGTAATTAACAACGCTTTTAAGGTGCTAGGGATTGAGCCAACAGCGGAAGATGTTGAAAAAATAAACGGTGGTTTAATGCCGCCTAGTTTGCTATCAGATGAAACGCACTTTAATGCAAATGGGTATAAAGCTATTGGAATCCTATTAGCGAAGCACATTAAATCATTAAACTATTTTAATTAACTAAAGAGGGCTTTATTTAAGCAACCAAATTTAAGAAAGAGAGGAAATATGAGAGGATTAGTCCGTCAAAAGCAAAAAGTATATTGGTCACGAATTACTGAAAAAACGCAAGGATTAGACCGTATTAAAGTTTATGAGAAACCAGTTCTATACTCTTTTTCTGTATCATCTACAGCCGGAACACCAGAAGAAATTGCAGCTGGAATAGTGCCAGATTATGACAGATACATTACAAGCTTTAATCGAAATTTCCACCCACAGGAAGCGGACATATTTTGGATAGATAGAATTCCACAAATAAGCGAGGACGGAAGCCTTATTTTGAACAAAGATGAAGAGCCCACAGTATTGCCAGACTACACACTAAAGAAGATTTTAGACACACAAAAAGGCAATATTGCCAGATACGGAATTTCTAAAAGAGGAAACGAAGATGGGTAAGACAATAAAGTGTACCTTATCACAGAAATCAATCCAAAAAGCTATTGATGAAATAAAAAATTATCAAAAATCTTTAAGGAACAAAAATGAAATTTTCATAAAAAGATTATGTGAATTAGGGATTCCAGTTATTGACCAAAATATTTTGGCAGCACAAGGCGATTCTGATAAGAACCACAATACTTACATCAAAATTAACAGTTTTGGGGACTATGCAGAAGCCCATTTAATATGCGAAGGCAAAAGCATTTTATTCATTGAATTCGGCGCTGGTATTTACCACAATGGTGCAGCCGGTTCTAGCCCACATCCAAAAGGAGAAGAATTTGGTTATACAATCGGTTCTTACGGACAAGGAAAAGGAAAAAACGATTCCTGGGTATATATTTCTGATTCCGGCGAATGGGTACGTTCTTACGGTACAGAAGCTACAATGCCAATGTATAAGGCAAGCGTAGAAATCATTCAGAATATCCGCAAAATTGCCAAAGAGGTATTCTATTCCTAAAGAAGATACCATAATATACTGAATGATACCAATTAATTATGGTATCATTACAGTGTTAAATTGTAGTATAACATGCAATGCATTCACTATAAAGGTGAGTGCATTTTTTTATTGTGAGGTGACAGATATGCCGGACACAATAGAATCCCCTGTACTGGAAGTTTTTTCAAAATGGGGAGCGGCTGTTTCTAAGATTACTGGCGCAGACAATTATTCCATGGATGGTAGTGAAACAAATGCTTCCGGTAAAAAAGCATATGCACAGCTTTATATGCTTGGTAATCCAATTACAAGAGGTGACCTTGAAGGGGATGAATGTGCAACAATGCCATCATTTCAAGTAAATTGCTTCACATCTGGGAGCAAAGCATTAACCAGATTGTATGAATTGGATGAGATAAGTCACATAACTATGGTGAGAATGGGATTCCGCCGCACATACGGACCGGAACCTATGTTTTTTGGTGACAGTGGAATCAAAAAGCTTGTAAGCCGATACAGCCGAATATATACAGGAACTTTATTAGATTAGGAGCAGAAATGCTTCTATTTTTTTACCAAAAAATATGAAAGGAGAATGCCGAATGAAAGCAGATAAATTACTTTGGCTGAAAGCAGCAGGAATTAGAGCTGTAAAAACAGTTGCTCAAACAGCGGTGGCAACCATTGGTACTGCAACTGTGATTGGCAGCGTTGATTGGAAAATGGTTTTATCCGCATCTTTACTTTCCGGCTTTTTATCACTGCTTACATCTGTAGCAGGATTACCAGAACTGAAAACAGACAAAGAAGAGTAGAAAGGCGGTGATCCGCTATCTCCCGGCACAGGGTTACGTGCATAAAACTTGAATTAAAGAAAGGAGCCTATCAAAATGGCAGATTTAACAACACTTGGCGTAACTTTTCATTACGGTGTTGAAACCGCTAAAGGAACAAAGCCAACTGCATTCACATGGTTAAAAAGATGTAGTTCCATCGGTGGAATTTCTCTTGACACAGAGCAGATTGACGTATCCGCACTCGAAGACTTCATTACACAGTATGCGTCCGGTAGACAGGATACTGGTGGTACTTGGGATGTAACCTTCAATCTTAACGCTGATGTTATCACGGCACTAAAGAAGCTTATGACTGATGCGGCAACAGGAAAGTCAAAAGGATTTAGAGTTTGGTTTGAAGTTGTATTTCCAGACCTCGCTGATGCATTCTTTGTTATCGCAGACCCTGGAAAAAATATTCCATTGTCTGATATTGGACAGAATGAAGCAGCAACAATTCCGCTGTCCCTCATTATTCAAGAGTATAAAGGCCTTGATACAAAAGTTGTTTCTGACGAACTTACGCAGGCTTTAGATACCGCAAAAGCAGTAGCAGATTCCACAGGTGCAATGACACTTAACTAAAAAACATGTCGGGAGGATTATAAAATGGTAACTTTTAATGTACACGGAAAAGAGTATAAGGTTGTATTTGGATATGGACTTCTTACAAAAACAGATGTGCTGGACAAGGTACAGGGGATTACAGATGGAAAAGAGAGAAGCCTTCAGAAGATGATTTCTCTTCTCCCGGAACTGCTTCTTGCCGGACTTCAAAAGAAACACAAGGAAGAGTTTGGGTATGAAAGTGATTCTGAAAAAGAAGCTGTTCTTAATAAAGTCTGTGACCTTTTGGATGATTACGAAGATGAAGGGACTGAGGAAAATCCGAAAAGCGGATTTGATTTATACCAACTTCTCGACAAAGAATTGGAGAAAAATGGTTTTTTATCCGGTCTGCTGAATGCAGTAGCAGAAGCACAGGCAGTGGAGAAGAATGCAACGAAGCTTCCACAGGATCACAAAAAGAAAAATTAACTTTTCGAGAAGTTGTTTACCAAGAGATTCTTCCTTTATACCTCTCTATCGGTGTATCTAAAGAAGAATTTATGGATTCTACTCCGGCTGAGTTAAAACCTTATCTCGAAGCTGAAAAGATACGGCAAAAGAGAAAAGACACTGAGCTTTGGCAAGCGGGCATTTATGAAACATCAGCCACATTCACAGCTGTTGCAAATGCTTTAATTGGAAAAAAATCCAAGGCAGAGTATTTGAAGAAACCTTTGCTCGAATCAGCAGAGGAAGAAAAGCGTAAACAGGAAGGTATATTTTCCGAAGAAGAAAAGAAAAAACAGAGAAACGCACTTTTGGCAAGCTTGCAACTCATGCAGGCGAACTTTGAACTTAACCATGAAAAGGGCAGGCAGGATTAACACTCTTGTCTGCCCTTTATTTTTTTGTAAAAAAGGAGGGACAAATAAAATGGCTGACAATACCATTGATACCCTTGATATACAAATTAGCAGTAGTACAGAAAAAGCAGTACGCGCGCTGACTAATCTTTCAAACAAACTCACAGAAGTTAATTCCGCATTAAGCGGAGTTAATACAAATGGGCTACGTAGTTGTGTAAGGGAACTTGGAAAACTAAAAGAACTTGATATAGGGAAAATGACAAGCATTGCTGATGGAATTGGAAAATTCTCAAATTCCATAAAGACAATGGGTGAAGTAGATTATAAAGGTTCTGGACTGAATGCAGTTATCAACTCAATCAACAGACTTAGCCAGGTTGATGCTAGTGGATTTGATTCTGGAAAACTTGGAGAAATAATCCATCAATTAAGCAATTTGACAGAGATTCCAGATGTATCTACCAGTGTTAATCGTTTTGTCAATTCAATGGCTAGATTAGCCAATTCCGGTGAATATATTGCAAATGTATCCGCTGAATTACCTGGGCTTGGAAGAAATCTTAAATCAATCGTAGAGAGCTTTACGAGCGTTGGCGATATATCTGAACCTGTAAATAGGTTAGTTCAGTCTATTGCACAATTGGCAAGTTCTGGAAATAGAATCGGACAAACGTCAAGCCAACTTGGAGCACTAGCAAAGGAAGTATTATCTTTCTTTGATGTGATGAAAACTGCACCTAAAATCAGTGATGACACAATCCGCATGACGGAAGCACTAGCAAAGTTGGCTAATGCTGGAGGAAAGGTAAATTCTGCTACAAATTCTATATCCAGTGCGTTTTCTAAATTATCATCTGCAACATCTAACCTTGGTAATATTGTTAGTAAAACTTCTTCTATAATTGGAACCGGGGTAAAAGGCATTATTGGATGGTTTCAACGTCTCGGGAATAGTAGTTCTGGAATTAAAACCGCTTCTTTTAATCTCGGAAATTTGCTTAAAACTGCTATCGGTTTTAAGGCTATTCGTGGTCTGGCAAATTTAGGAAAAAGTGCAATTGGTTTTGGCTCTGCTATTACAGAAATCGAAAATGTTGTAGATGTTTCCTTTGGAAGCATGGCAGATGAAGCCTACAAATTTGCTTCTACGGCTAAAGAACAATTTGGATTATCCGAATTGGCGGCAAAGCAATATTCTGGGACCATGATGGCAATGATGAAATCATCTGGTGTTGCGCAAGATGCAGCTTCTAAAATGTCAATTTCTCTTGCTGGATTAGCCGGGGATATTGCATCATTTTACAACATTGATACAGATACTGCTTTTCAGAAAATACGCTCTGGAATTTCCGGGGAAATTGAGCCTTTAAGACAATTGGGTATTAATTTATCCGTTGCAAATATGGAGGCTTATGCTCTTTCAAGGGGAATTACAACATCTTATAATGCAATGTCCCAAGCTGAAAAAGTTGCTCTTCGATATAACTATTTAATGTCAGCTACAGGCGATGTGCAAGGGGATTTCGCTAGGACAAGCGGCACCTGGGCGAACCAGGTTCGTTTACTCACTCTGAATTTCCAGTCACTTTCCGCAGTAATCGGGCAAGGTTTGATTGCTGGCATTCTTCCTGCTATTCAAGCTCTCAATGCGCTTATGTCAAAGCTTATGCAAGCTGCGAATGTGTTCCGTAACTTCATGTATGTATTGATGGGAAAGAAACTAAAAGGTTCGCAGAGTGGAGTTAGCGATATTGTATCTAACTTAGGTGGTATAGAAACAGCTGGTGATGACGCATCTTCTGGGCTTGATGACGCTACATCATCTGCAAAGAAGCTGAAAAAGGCACTTTCCGTATTGCCATTCGACCAATTGAATCAGCTTACCGATAATTCCGATAATTCTGGAACTGCATCTAAAAGTCTTGGTTCTGGACTTGGAGATTTGGCAGATAGTTTTGCTGGAATACAAGATTCACTGGATGAAGTTTTGACTGTTGACGAAACACCAATTAATAAATGGGCTGCTAAAATCAGAAAAGCATTTATCAATAAAGACTGGAAGGGACTAGGCTCCACTATTGCAGATATGATAAATGTTGGAATGGAAAAAATATATGAAGTTATTAGTTGGAATAATGTTGGCCCGAAAATAACCGAATTTGTAAATGCATTTACAACAGCATTTAATTCCATGGTTAGCGGAATTGATTTCGACTTAATGGGAAGAATGCTTGGAGCTGGAATTAACACGGCAGTAAATACCCTAAACCTGTTACTCGGAGAGGGAGGAATAGATTTTTCCGGAATAGGGGCAAAACTGTCTCAACTTTTAAAAGGTGCTATAAATGAAATTGACTGGACAGGCCTTGGAAACTTAATAGGAAACAGTTTTATGGCATCTTGGAAAATGCTTTCTGGATTTGTAAAGGATATGTCTAAAAAGGATGGTGCTGGAATTACTGGATGGGGTAAGCTTGGCACTGCTATTGGAAAAGCCTTAAATGGTGCAATAAAAAAGATAGACATGAACACAATTGCAGATGCACTTTCTGGTTTATTAAACGGAGCGTTCGAAAGCTTAAAATCATTTACAGAAACATTTAATTGGGATGATCTCACAACCAAGATAAGAGATGGAATCGCTAAATTCATCAAAGACACAAATTGGAAAGAGAACGGACAGGCTCTTGGAGATTTTATATCTCACCTGTGTACCGCATTAAAAGATTCTCTCACTACAGACACTTTCTATGAGTTCGGACAAGGAGTTGGAACATTCCTTGGTGAATTACCATGGGGTGAAATCCTTAGTACCGCAGCTGATCTGCTATTAACTGGTCTTGCCAGTGCATTAAACGGATTATTCGATGGATTAGAGGAAAAGCACCCAATAGCCGGACATATTGCAGAATGGCTTACAAAAGCATTTATTGCAGTAAAAATAGCAAATATCACAGGTATTGGAACTCTTGTTGGTTCACTTGTGGGACATATTGCAGGAAAAATAGCTGAAAAGAAAAATGCAGAACTAATTGCAGATAAACTTGCGGATGTGATAGGAAATGGTACAAGTGCGGCAAGTGAAGCAATAAAGGGAGTTGGAGATGCAGCGGAAACAGCTTCAACAGGCGGACTTAAAACGTTTTCTTCAACGCTTGGTACTATATTTGGAACCGCTGGGATTGTATTTGTTGCAACGGCATTATCTGTTAAACTTGCTAAAGGAATTGCAAGTATTACAGAAGCTGCGCAAGGTGGAAATGGAATTCTATCACAAACAGGTGGTTATCTCCATGATTATACAGGCGAGATGGAAAGTGCGCATAAAATAACACAAGACCAAGCAGAAGAGCTTTGGAAGTTAATTGAAGCAGATGAAAGTGCCGGAAAATCAAATTCTGAAATGTACGATAGTTTCATTCAGAAACTTGGAGAATTCGGCGTATCAACCGAAGATGCAAAAAAAATTCTCGAGAAATATGGCGCACAGGCGGGCGTATCAACTGGATTTTTGGAAGATATGACTGACAAAGCTGTAGCCCTTGGAGATGGTGTATCTGAATCAGCAGGAAAATTTGATACAACCAAAATCAGTATATCTGATTTGAAAGACGAACTTTATCTTTTAAGTCTTAGTTCCGAGCAATTTAGTGGAGACTACTTAACTGCTAAAGATGCTCTTGATAGTGCAATATCTGGAAGAACATATGCTAATACAGAAGAAGCACTAGACGCAGTTTATACGTCATTAAAAAATGCTGGCGTTCCGTTAGATGAATTAGATGAAAAACTCAGAAAAGATTTTCCAGATGCAGTTGTTACAATGGAAACAAGTGCAAAGAATTCTTTCGATGGAATGACTACATCTGTGAAAACAGCAGTGGGCGGTATTACTACCGCTGTTGCAAATGCTTCTAGCTCCGTATCGTCCAAGACAAAAACTGGCTTTGGTCTCGCCAATACTGCCGTAAGCACTGCAATGGCTGGGATGAAAAAAAGCACAGAAAGCACAATGCCTTCTATTTGGTCAAAGATAAAGAACACAAATGATGATGTTGAAACCAACTCTAAAACAAACTGGGGAAATTCTGCAAGTGCTGTATCGACAGCTCTCGGAACCATGGACACCGATACCAAAGATGTAATGGGTAAGGTTATGACAACCATTCAAAGTTATTGGTCTTCTGTTCTAATCAATACAAACCAGATTTGGGAAAAGGCTTCTGGTAAAGTTGACACGGAAACTGGGAAAATGAAATCTTATACAGAAACCAATTTGTCTGGGATTTCGGATAAAATTAAAAGGCTATTTAATGTTAATCTTACATCAATTGGTCGGGAAACTGCTCAATCATTCGCTGATGGCATGAAACAAGTACACTTACCAACTCTGACTTATTATATTTCAGAGTGGAGAAAACATGATCTTGGCGGTGGAAGAACCAGTTCTACACCAGTTTATAAGCCTAATTGGTACGCCAAAGGTGGCCTTTTCAACGGTGCACAGGTAATTGGTATCGGTGAAGCCGGTTCCGAAGCCGTTCTTCCTCTAGAAAATCCGCGAACCATGAAGAAGATCGCAGACAGCATTGTTTCCAGTTCGGACGGAAGCATGGGACTTACAAAAGAAGAAATGGCAAAAGCAGTAGCCCAGGGAGTTGCAATGGCAATGAGTATGAACAGCGGAAATAAGAATCCGCAGTACATTATGAACAGTATTATTCTGGACGGAAGCGAGATTGCGAAAGCAGTAACAAAAGCCCAAAATGATACGGATAGCCGTTTCAAACCATCCCCGGCATATTGATTTTTGGCTGATTGTGTGGTATAATTTCTTCAATGAAGAAGTACACACGGTCTTGATTTTTTGAGCCGCTAAGAAGAAATTAACATTTCTCAATTTTGAGGAATTTTTATCTTACTTGGCGGCTCTTTTTTATTTTAACCGTTAATTTTGGTAAAACCAACAGGCTAGACCGATCATCGAAAAGCGGAAATGCCTTGCCGCCTGCCTGTTGATTTACATACAGTTCAAGGCACTCTTTTATACGAAAGGCAGGTATTAATCTATGGCAAGAAAACCACTTAGCAAGAAAATCAGATTTGAAGTATTCAAAAGAGACAAATTCACATGTCAATATTGTGGACGAATGTCACCAGACGTAATTTTGGAAGTAGACCATATTGAGCCAGTAGCAGAGGGCGGAGATAATGAGATTACAAATTTAATTACTTCGTGTCGCGATTGTAATAGAGGAAAAGGCAAAACTAGAATTTCAGATTCCAAAGCAATATCATTACAACAGGAAGCATTAAAAGATCTTGCAGATAAAAAAGAACAGTTGGAAATGATTGCTGAATGGAAGAAAGAGCTACTCGATTATGATAATATGGCAGTAAACATGCTAACTGAATATTTTGAACAATTGACAGGGTGTGATGTAAACGATAACGGACGCAAAGAAATAGGAATCTGGTTGAAAAGATTTTCAGCAGATAAAATTATGGACGCAATGGAAAAATCCGTAAAATCATATTGTAAAGAATTTTCATACGATGAAATTGTAATGGCATTTTCAAAAATACCAGGAGTGTGTATTAATCACTCAAAGGGGGATAATAAGTCAAATTATTATTTCAATTATATCAAGAAAGTTTTAACATCACGAGGAATAGAGTTTAATTCAAAACTTTTAAAATATTATGTTGAAACATATTTAATCACAGAAGAAGATTTTGCGGAGGAAAAGAAAAATAAACGGTATTTGAAGATATTTGTCAAATATCCAAGCGTTAAATTTGATAAGGATAAATTTGCACAAAACTATATGATGGATAAATGTTTTGTAGGAATACTAGATATTGACGGCGAAAAGAGCATAAAAAATATTAAATATGGGCTTGATTTAGAAAATAATGGATATTTCTTTTCTGAAAGATATTCGCCGCAAAATAGAGTTAGCTTAATTCCGTACCTTAATGGTTTCACAGAATTGTTAAGAGAGTATTATAGGGAATACTATCAAACATACAATGAACCTCACCCAGTTTTAACTACTGAACAAGGATTAAGACTTTTAAATCATTATGCGTCAAATAAATATTGGTCAAATTGTGTTACTAGAGAAGACTATGGTAATATGTTTTCAATGCTTAAATTAGGGAAAGAATATGGCGAAAAAGCGCAAATGCCAGAAGCTATGTTTTCCTGCGGAGGGACTATTTGTGCTGAAAAATGTGCAGAATATGAAAGCGAGGAAAGAAAAAAGCATGATTTTCGACCTTAATGTTTTGCTTTGTAAAAACTGTAACATTACAGTAACGTTACAGTAACGGTATAGAATAAGAAATAGAAATAGAATTAGATTAAGATATAGATTTAGATTAAGAAAAAGAGAAAGAATTATATTTTGAATAATATCTAACGATATTATTATGTCAGATAAATCTGACGCAGAATAGGACAGGGAGGACACACTATGATATTTTGGCTATCAATAATCATTTTTACAGTCGGCGTTGTTATGCTGATTGCAAATAGAATAGGCGAATCTTTAAGCTACAAATATGAGTATTCAAATGTGAGTGGATTTATATTGTCTTTTGGCGTGGTAATTTCCTTCATCAGTGCAATATGGTTCCTGGTATTTGGATTGATTTTACTTATCACTCAAACTAATATTACCGCCACCAGACAGGCAAATGCCGAGAAATACAAAGCATTGACTTACAAACTGGAAAGTGAAGCTTGCCGAGATCAATTCGGACTTCTAAACAAAGAAATTATTGACGAGGTACAGAGATGGAATGTAAAAGTAACTTACTACAAAGCAATGGAGGATAACTTCTGGGTGGGAATCTATTATCCAGATGTGTACGGTGATCTGGGGACGATTGATTATGAGACATATGAGGGAGGACAAAAACCATGAAAAGAATCAAAACACTACTGGCGATAATTACCTTTATTTGCATTATCACAGGGCTAACAGGCTGTGCAGCGAATGACGATTACATGAATGACGTGAAAGGAAATCTTTCTGGAAACAGCTACACAATCTATACCTACGATAACTACGGCAAAAAGGTTATGACCACCACTGGGGACAAGATTAATATTTCCGGGAATAAAACGAAATCTAAGGGCTACGATAGCGAGGGTAACGAAACAACCAGCTATGATGTATCTTCCGTCATTACAATTCTGATAGACGGTAAAGAAATTGAAAGTTGTGGTGATACTTGTATTTTTGAGCAAAAAGGATTGAAGCCGGAGGTTGATTTTACCCAGGAAGATATTACCAGCCATTCAACCGGGAAGATTTCAGAGAACGCATACATAGCCGGGATTGTGAATTATTATAAAAATTATTTCGGGAAATCCAGGGTTGTAGTAATCAAATCTCAACTTGGACAGCCAATAGCTGCATATTCTGGTGACGAGGTGTTCTGGAAAATCCCGGACGATCTACCTAAAATGACAAAGTTAATGATTGACGGAAAAGCTCTTTATATCCACAGGGCGAACTTCCAGATTATTGACAAAGAATTACTGCGATAAAATAATCAAATATGTTTCAAAAACCTCTAATCCGATAAAATATAGGCACAAGCAAAGAAAATTGAAATTTGAACAAAGAAATTAATTAATTGTGGAGAATTAAAACATATGAGTCAAATAGGAACAGAACTTCCGACAGAATATTCAGACCGTTTCGATGAATTACGCCAGAATAGGGTTGAGGTAAGTTTTTACAAATATGGTACAGCAAAGGATAACTTCGGGGAGAAGTTGGTAAACGCCTTGGAATCCCACGATATGTGCATCAAAAAGTATCGTGAGACAGGAAACACAGAATATCTTTGCGATGCAGCTAATTATTTGATGTTTGAGTTTATGTATCCTCAAATTCCGGGTGCATACTTCAAGACAACAGACAGCGGAGAAAGTGCCGGAGTTGCCGGAACACCGATTAATCAGCTGAAAGAGAAGTGGTATTAACGAAAAGGAGATATGAAAACATAATGAACAGACCATTATTTGAACCAGGAGACATTGTACAGCACTTTAAGAGAGAAACCATCAAGGAGCCACGCAACAACGAGTATTTGTATAAGTTTATCGGATATGCCAGACATACAGAAACAGGGGAAGACTTGGTAGTATACAGAGCTTTGTATGGCGGTAAGGAACTATTTGCCAGGCCAACAAAGATGTTTTATAGTAAGGTAGATTGGAAAAAATACCCAGAAATAAAGCAAGAGTATAGGTTCGAGAAATATCATGGGGTTCTTTACGCTGATGGACTTTAAACAGACATACTTTTCCATCTGGCAAGAAATATGGAATCTCCACAAGAAGTATGCCTTTATCTCAAAGGATGATATTCCGCAGTGGGAAAATCTCACCATGGAAGCAAGCCGGATTCACGATAAATACGCTGATTCGGTCGGCGCGAAATTTGCCGAAGCTCTTTTGTTTGCCGTAACTGCGGAAATTGATAGAAAAGCGAAATAGGACTTCCAGAATACGTCCCAAGGTGGTAAAATATGGGTATCAAATATTGGGAGGTACGTATGTATGAAGAAAGCGAAAAAGTCACTATCAGTTTTGGCAGTCATGCTATTGATTGTCTGTATGGCAGTTCCAGTATCGGCAGAAAAATATTACAATACTGGCTATACTCAATATGGCGATTTTGTAGTCGGGAATGGAAGCCTACAGGAATTTAGCGGAAGAACAGTTGATGGAAACCTGTACGTTGTAAATGGTGGTTCTTATACGTTTTATGGAACCCTTACCGTAAATGGCAACATATATGTTTTTGGAGATTTCTACAACCATGGAACTATTAATGTTAGCGGAACTCTGTTTTGCTTAAATTATTACTACGGAGGAATACTTTTAAACTCTGCAACAAAAACAGAGAATGGTGTTACAACAGGATTTTCTTACGGAAATTTCTGGAATAACGGAAAAATTAATGGAAATTTAAAAGTTGATGCGCAAATAAATAATATTGAACCACCAGCGGTTCACGTTCATACACCTGGCGCAGAGCCTACTTGCACACAAGACCAAGTTTGTACGACTTGCGGAGCTGTCCTAAAGAAAGCAACAGGGCACACCCCAGGAGCATATGCGACATGTACAATGCCACAGAAATGTACTAAGTGTGGAATTATACTAAGAAACGCCAAAGGACATGTACCTGGCGCAGAAGCCACTTGCACAAAAGAACAGACCTGTACGGTTTGTGGTGCAGTATTGTCAAGCAAGACACCACATACACCAGGCCCAAAGGCAACATGTGTTGATGACCAAATTTGCGTAGAATGTGGTGCAGTGATTAAAAATGCATTAGGTCACAGCCCTGGTAAACCTGCAACATGTACTGAATCACAATATTGTACAAGGTGCGGAAAAGTTCTTGCAGAACCAACAGGTCATAATTGGTCTGAATGGAAAGAAGAGAAAGCAGCCACATATTATAGTTCATCTGAAATTGTTAGAAGATGTTCTAAATGTGGAGAAAAGGAAATGAGGTATGGTGACGCTGTTCGCCCGACCGGAAAAGCAAATTACAAAAATGTAATTCTACAAAAAGGTAAATCAACTACAGCTGTTAAAATTACTGGCATGGTGAACGGTGATTATTTAAAATCCGTTGTGCCAAAGAATAAAAAACTTGCAAAAGTTACCGCCGTGAATAAGAACGGAAGTTTTAAAATAAAAGCATTAAAGAAAACTGGAAAAACTATCATTACAGCAACTTTAGAAAGTGGCGTTACTGTGGACATTAGCTTAACTGTACAGAGTAAGGCTGTCAAAACAAAGAAACTGTCCGTGAATAAAACAACAGTCAATCTTACAAAGGGTGGAACGTTTACCATTAAGGCAAACAAGACACCATTTAACTCAAAAGACACTGTTAAGTTTTCTTCCTCTAATAAGAAAGTGGCAACAGTAAGCAAAAAAGGAAAAATTGTTGCAAAGAAGAACGGAACAGCCTATATAACCGTAAAATCTGGAAATGTCAGCAAAAAAGTTAAAGTTGTGGTTAAGAACAAAAAGGCAACCAAAAATCCAACATCTACGGTATACGAGACTGACCGTTGCAAGGTAAGATATGTTTCTGGTGAGATTTTTGACTATTACGGAACATATTATTTTGAACCTAAATTTGAAGTAACCAACAAAGCAACTGTTTATTTTCACCCAAGCGGCGAATTTGAAGTTAAAGCATATCAAGATGCGCAAGAAATATATTTGAACGATTCTTGGGATGATTCAGAAAATAGTCCCAGAAGTGATGTTCCAGAAAAAAGCACGAAGAACATAGTGTATCGTATTTGTTTAAACGATACTAAAAGCCCAGTAACTATTAAGATTAGTCAAAATTTTTATTGGGGAGCACCAACAACTACATTTACAATTCCGATAAAGGGAATGAAAATTGTAGAGGGCGAAGATTGATAAAACGATTAGGGCTAGGGAGAAATCCCTAGCCTTTTATAATCCGTTGGTGGAACCATTTCCATAAATTTCAGTTTCACCATCCATTTGCATTTGAGATAATGTATCATCGGCAGTTTTTAATAATTCATCTCCTTTTTGCCAGACATAAGAAATATATATATTGTTAGTTTCTAAATCATCATCATAATCTGACAAATCGGATGCCCGAAGAACTAAAGCAGTATTGTTAGCGCCATACCACCATGTATAAGTATTTTTTATTCCCCATTGAGTAGTATCGCTCTCTGTTTTATCAGGATCACCATAGACAGATGAAAGTTTTTCAAATAAATCAGAATACATAGAGTCTATATCTTGCGGTTCAAATTCATATTGCGCACCATATAACAAAGTGTTACTATCATCAAAATCTATTTTATTTTCATTAATGTTATAAGAATAGTAAAAATTCAAGTAAGGAGTAGAATATCCAGCTACATCTACATCTGCTATATCTAATGGCTGAGCATAAAGGCAGATTTTACCATCATAAACATTGGAATCGTCAGACGAACCAGTTAATATTTCTTTTGTACTCATTGCATTTATCCCATCTAATTGTATGCCATAAAGACACTGATCTGGAAACAAATCCTTTGTATCTGAGAAAGAAGTTCCCCATGGAATATCCCTAAAAAGAATTTCTTTATCTGTTTTAGCGAACACAGGCGTAACACTTGAAAAAATGGATGTTAAAGCCAAAATCATAACAAATTTTCTTTTCATGTAAAATCCCCCTCTTTAGTATGATATACCTATTTTACCACTCCAAAACGGATAGTGGAATAGGAAATTTGAAAAAAATAACGATTCATCAAAATGACGAATCGTCAGTAAAAAACTGTAGTGAATTGCAAGACGGTTAATAGCTGTTCCACAAATTTATGGAGCTGTTTTTTCACAAAAAAATGAAAAATACTCTTGACATTGTACGTACAAGCTGATATATTAAAGATGTACAAAATGTACGTACAATCTGAAAGGAGTGATAAAATGTCTCCCAAAATGGGGCAAAAGTTGACGGACAATCCTAGAAGCGTAAGATTGGAAGTCAGACTTACACAGGAAGAAAATGCACTATTAGAGGAATGTGCAAAAAGACTTCAAGTTACAAAGACAAAAGTTATCACAAAGGGAATCGAATTAGTAGATAAAGATTCTCGAAACTAAAAAACAGCCGTAGCACCGACCAAAGCACAAACGACTGTTTAAGCAACCAGAAGTCTCACCTCTGGTAATTAATATCTTATCATTTGTGAGACTTCTTTTCAAGAGAAAAGGAGTATTTTTTTATGCAAAACTTAGTAGTAAAAAATGTAAATGTATTAGGTGACATGATTATGGCAGCCAAAGGTACTGATGGATTCGTATATGCAGGAGTAAGTTATTTCTGCAATGCCCTTGGCATGAGCAAAGGACAAAAAGATAGACAGATTATGAATGTCCAAAAAGATAAAACATTACAAATGGGGTGCCTCAAATTTGAGGCAGGGGTATTTGATAAAAATAACGAGACTGTTGCACTTAGATTAGATTTTGTTCCACTTTGGCTTGCAAAAATAAACATAACAGAGAAGATGCAAAATGAGCATCCAGAATTAGCAGCCAAATTGCTTGAATACCAGTTAAAAGCAAAGGATATTTTGGCAGATGCTTTTTCAGAAAAGAGGAATTCTCCCATGACTATTCCCGAACAGATTCAGCTTCTAGCACAGGGAAACGTAGAACTGAATAAGCGGATTGACGATATCCAGACAGAGTTTGAGACTTTGAAAATGGATTTGCCGATTCTCCCAATTGAAGCGGAGAAAATCACGGAAGCCGTAAAGAGAAAAGGAACACTGGTGCTTGGCGGTAAGGAATCCAATGCTTACAATAGCCGTTCCATTCGTCAGAAGGTTTACAGTAACATTCATTCCAATCTGCGCTACCAGTTCCAGGTCAAAAGCTACAAGGCAATTAAGAGAAGTCAGGTAGAACAGGCAGTCAAGATTATTGGAGAATACAAACCGCCAGTTTTCTTGAAAAATGAGATTGATACAGAAAACGCACAGCAGAGATTCTTTTAATTAGATTTTTACAGGAATACACAGGAGGAAAATAAAATGGCAGAAAATATGGATAGAGAAGACACAATGTTCGAAGTAGAGGACACTATTGATAAAATCAAGTTTCTTTTGGACGATTTCATGGAACAGTACGGATTTAATAGCACAGAAAAAATGGACGAACTGAAAAAATGGCAGTTTGCATATAACAAGGACTTTATGACCATGAAACTGTTGATTTTGAGTGATTACGCCAATAAAGCAAGACAGAAATTTAAGGCTCTTGAAACTATGGAGCAGAAAGCGTGATCGTATGGCAAACAGAATCCAGTTCAATGACTTTCAGAAAAAGAGCGTGTACGCCAAGTGCAACGGAAAATGTGCGATATGCGGTAAGCCTGTCAAATTCAAGAAAATGACAATCGACCACATTACCCCATTGTCTCGTGGCGGCACCAATGATATTAAGAATCTGCAACTGGCTTGTAAGCGTTGTAACAGCATGAAGAGCAACATGACGATGGATGATATGATGGGGCAGATTTCCGATATTTTGAAGTATAACCGCAAACAGAAGTTGATTAGAGTGTTAGGAGGAATTGTGGAATGAATTACTATAAGACAGAGATCATTAATCTCGTACAGAATTGCGATAATAGCCACTGGCTAGAAGTGATTTATACGTTTGTAAAAAGATTATTGAAATGATACTAAAGTATACTGAATGATACCGCCAATGTGTGTAAAATATAAAGTAGAGCATTGGATTAAAATATCCAGTGCTTTTTATCCAGTGTGTCGTAACCCCCCCCATGCTTTAGCTATGGGGAGTGTCAAAATATAAAATCATAATAAGCAATTTTTCAAGCGTTTACCTTTCGTGGTAGGCGCTTTTTTGTTGCCAAAAAAGAGGACAAATTTTTGCATTGTCCTTTTCTATAGTATGAAACTTTAAATAAATTAAAGGGGATATATCCCCCTTTCTGAGGGTTAGCATATGGCAGAAGCATTTTTAAAAGTGGATGGGGTAGCAATGCCCTGTCCTTCTTCTTTTACATGGGGATTACAGGATATATCGGCATCAGAATCCGGCAGAACTGACGATACAACCATGCATAAAAACAGAGTTGGACAGAAACGAAAGCTGTCTGTAGGTTGGAATGGCCCAGACTGGGACACTGCTTGCAAAATTATACAGGCAGTAAATCCAGAGTATATACAGGTCACATATCCAGACTTGCTATCTGCAAATAAGCACGAAACCAGAACATTTTATGTTGGTGACAGGGAATCCCCTTTTAAGTGTTGGTGGATAGGCAATGAGCGCATGGAAGGACTTAGTTTTGATTTTATCGAGAGGTAAGATATGCGAAATTTATCAACGGAATTTAAAGAACAACAGAATAGTGGAAACCGTAACTATCTAAAATATGCAGATTTTACCTTCACAGACGGAAGCACATTATCCATTACCGACAAGGATTTATGGTCTAATGGCTTCAAATTTGAGGATGCAGTATCGCAAAGCGGTTCTTTTGATATCGGCGCAGCTATCGTAAACAAGCTGACATTGCAGATCAACAACTTTTCTGGCAAGTACACAGATTACATCTGGGACGGAGCGAGAGTTGTTTGCCATATCGGGCTTGAATTATCCACTGGTATTGAAAAAATCCGTATCTGTACCATGACAGTAACAGATGCGCCATATCAGAGTACCGCTATTATTAGCCTAACTTGTGAAGATTCCATGCGATTATTTGATCGTGATTATTCTGATAGTAAACTGACATACCCGGCAACAAGATTACAGATCATCCAGGATGCTTGTGAGGTCTGCGGCGTTACATTACAATCCACAAGGTTTGATAATGATGATTTTGTGATTCAGAATCGACCGGATGATAGCAGCATTACTTTCCGACAGGTAATTGCGTGGATAGCACAGATGGGCTGTCAGTGGGCGAAAACAGATGCATACGGCAGATTATGCCTCGACTGGTACAAAAATGAAGTGCCGGAAAATTTTTATAATAAGGCAGAAGTTCCATGGAAAGATACTGATGGGAACGACATTCTTGACACAACAGGTGCACAGATTATCACCATCATGCAAAAAGGGATTACATCCACTGATACAAATGGATTTACTCCTTGGCTCTATGACATTGAAATAACTGGTGTAAAAGTTACAGAATACGTTGAAAATTCTTATCAAAATGAAGCGAAAACATATCAGTCTGGGAAATCTGGCTATGTTATCGAAATCAGTGATAATAAGTTGATTCAAGAAGGAACAGGCGGAACTATATGCCAGATTATCGCAGACAGATGTGTAGGCATGAAATTTCGTCCGTTTACTACTGGTGCACTCACAAATATTGCATGGGAAGCTGGTGACACTATTGCGATTTCTGATAGAAACGGAAAACAGTACAAGAGTTACTTAACATCTGTTACTTTGAATCCAGGTGCATTTGAGCAACTTGAATGCAGTGCTAAGAGTGTATCTAGGAATAAGCAGAAACAATACAGCCTTAATCAACAAGTACAGGCAGAAAACAAAAAGAATTTAAGAGATGAACGTACCGCCAGAGAAAAGGCACTGGAAGAATTATCACAGCGCCTTGCGGAATCTTCTGGAACATACACTACAGTAGAAACACAGCCGGACGGAAGCAACATCTATTATCTTCATAACAAGCCGCAGTTGTCCGATTCTGATATTGTATGGAAAATGACTGCGGAAGCGTGGGCTGTTTCCACAGATGGTGGACAACATTGGAATGGCGGTATGACGGTCGATGGTGATGTGATTGCCAGAATCCTTACGGCTACAGGTGTTAATGCTGACTGGATCAATACAGGAACCATTAAGGCTATTGATAAAGATGGAAACACTACTTTTATGGTGGATATCATCACAGGCCGAGTGGTAATCAACGCCGATAGCGTACAAATCAAAGGCAAAGATGTTAATGCGATTGCAAAGGAAAAAGCAGAAACAGAAGTAAATAATTTTATAAGCAATACATACACAACTGATATTAATAATTTACAGTCTCAAATCGATGGACAGATTGAGACTTTTTTTTATGACTATGAACCAACCTTACAGAATATCCCGGCTTCTGGATGGACTACAAACGAAGAACGAAAGAAACATGAGGGTGACTTATTTTACTGGAAATCCAAGGGATATGCGTACCGTTTTATGCAAGATGGGGCAACTTGGAAATGGCAATTGGTACAAGATACCGATATAACGTTAGCACTTGCCGCCGCAGAAAAAGCACAGGACACAGCAGATCATAAGCGTAGAGTATTCGTAGTTCAGCCAGAACCGCCTTACGATATTGGGGACTTATGGACACAAGGCTCTAATGGTGATTTGATGAGATGTAAAGTTGCCAGAGCAAGCGGTTCTTATGATTCTTCCGATTGGGAAAAAGCTTCAAAATACACAGATGATAGTTCGTTAGATTTATTTATCAATGGTGTTTTTAAAGATTCTCTTAATTCTTTAAAAACACAGATTGATGGAAAGATTGAGACTTGGTATCAGCCAAACGATCCATCTGTAAAATGGACAAAAACAGAGGAATATCCATGGTGTGATATTGACGGAAACAAGATTCTGGATGAATCCGGGAATGAAATTGTTTTGGTATGGGAATCTGAGAAGGCAGAGCATGAAGGCGATCTTTGGCATAATACCACGGATAACACCCAGTGGATATACAAATCTGGCATCTGGCAACCACAGTCCATACCAAATGAATTGTTGGACAAGATAGACGGTAAATCATCTGTTTACATGATTCAGCCAACACCACCATATTACGAAGGTGACTTGTGGGTAACGACCAATAGTGAAGGAAAGGCTTCTCTCAAAACTTCTTTTGTAAATCGTATTAATGGTGACTTTACTGCATCCGATTGGATTGACTTCAAGTACGCAGACAAAGACGATATCAAAAATGCAATTGATAATTACGATACCAGTCTTGGACAGGATGAAGTGTTCAATAAACTCACAAAAGGCGGGACAGAACAGGGAATCTACATCGAGGACGGAAAAGTATATATCAATGCAAAATATATTCTGGCTGGATTGCTTGCCGGTGAGAGAATTAATGGTCGTGGGCTAAAAGTCATTAATGATGACAAGAACGTAACCTTAGAAATCGACAGCAAAGGAAACGTCATCCTAGCTCCAAAAACTTTTTCCTTACAAGGCAAAACAGTAAAGGAAATTGCAGATTCTTCTGCCAGCACCGCAGTTTCTGGACAGACACAAGCCGATATTTTCAACAAACTCACCAATGGCGGCAAGGCACAGGGGATTTACTTGGATGAAAACGGAAATGTCTATGTAAACGGAGAATACGTGCAAGCCAAAGGTATTAGGGTTGCTGATAGCAATGGAAAGACCACTTTTGCCATTGACAAAACTACTGGTGCGGTAACAATAGCCGCTTCCAGTTTTACACTTGGAGATAAGAGCATTTCAGAAATTGCCAGCGAGGAAGCACAGAAGAAGATTGATGCGCTACCAAGCGATACGGATAACCTTGTAAATGGTTACTTACTTACGGAATCTGATGTGGAAACATATTGGGATTCTTACGGTACAATTAATCATAGTGTATTAAACCCAAATGGAAAATATGAAGAAGCTTTAGCAATAACTGCAAACGGATCTGACTGTTATTTGAGTGCTAAAAGAAGCAGTAACCCAGTAATAAGACTACCGGGTACGTATCAAGTTTCTGTCTGGCTCAAAGCTTCTGCAAATATGACAATAAAAGTTTCTTTGAACAGAGTTCTAAGAGATGTAGATGTTACAACAAGTTGGAAAAAATATGAATTTTCTCAAACTGTTACAACAATAGATTCTAGCTTTCAACTATTTACAGTGGGTGGATTTGGAAGCTTTACAAGAGGAACTTTAGGAATATATCGCCCAGAGGTTACGGTGGCAGTAAGTAGTGAGCACATTTTAAATCTACTTACAGATAACGGTGCAAAGCAAGGAATATACATGTACAACAACCAACTTTATGTGAATGGACAGTATATTAAAGCTTTGAGTATAGCAGCCAATGCGATAGCAGCAAGCGCAATTACAACCTCAAAATTAGCAGCAGATGCAGTGACAGCAGATAAGATGTCAGTGACCGAACTTTCGGCATTAGATGCAACAATTGCAGGTTTTATTATCAGTAGTGACAGAATAAAAAGAACACTGTCTGGCAATACATTAGATATATTCGCAGGAAATGAATATAATCCTCCTAGTTTACTTTCACAAAATTCAACAGGCGATTTTGTGAAATACTCTGGAAATGGGGTACAATCGAGCACACCTGCGTCATTGACTTTAGTTCTGGGAGATACAACCTCTAAAAACGGATGGACATCTGGAGCAAAACATTATTTGGGAAGAACTCAATTTAATGAAGAAGTGAAGGTGGTTGGAAACTTCTCCGTCACAGGAACTAAATCCGTTATAGCTGAAACAGAAAACTATGGCGATCAACTATTCTATTGCTATGAAACCCCAACCCCGACTTTGGGAGATTTTGGCGGTGGAGTAATTGGGAAAGACGGAATGGCAATCATCTCAATTGATGATATATTCCAGGAATCTACAGAAACAGCAATTGAATACTATGTATTCCTTCAAAATGAAGGAGAAGGGCAGTCTTGGGTATCTGAAAAGTTAGATACCTATTTTGTTGTAAAGGGAACCCCGGGATTGCGGTTTGCATGGGAACTGAAAGCTAAACAGAAGAACAAAGAGTATATCCGTTTCAATGCCGGAAAAGAAGACCGAGAAGTGAATTTTGAGACAGTCAACCTTGAAAATGTAATGTTCGAAGAACGTGAAAAAATCATACAAGAAATGGAAGGAGAATTATTATGAGCATGATTAAAAAGCTTACATCATTTATGAAACTGTCAACAGGAGAGGGCGATAGAATCGCCTTTACCTACTCAACAATTGATACCGAAAGCGGGAAGGTTCTGAGCCAGAATGAGAAAGGAAATTTTCTCATTTTTGATGATGGGCTTTCGGCAAATATTAAGGCAATTGAAGACTATATCAATAAAAATCAGTTGAATTAAAGGAGGGCAACAACATGCCAAAATGGACTGAATACACATCAAAAAATACGTTAGCGGATAATGACGAAGTAATGTTGTATGACGCAACTGGGAGAGCGAATAAACGTGGATTAATGAGCAAGTTTTGGGATTATGTCGTTGATAAAATGGCAACGGCTGTTATCAGTAAATTGGAAACTGAAAACAAGACAGTTATCGGGGCGCTTAACTATTTAAATGGTAAGACAAAAACGCTTCTACCTAAAATAACAGCAGATGATGAAAAAGAACTTTGCGAAAAAATTGCTGATATAATTATGAAAAATACAGATAATACAACCATTTTTGCTGCCTGGGACAAGCATTTTTCCGTTTGCGTTAATGTTTATTATGACAGAAGTGAATATTTTGTTTATACTGTTCAAACGTTTGATACGTCTAATCGGTATATTTGCGAATATTATAAAGGCACTATCTCTATAAAAAAATAGTTTTATCATATAAAAGCGATAGTGTTTGATAGTAATTTTTATTTTTATAAAAAGTGCAAAGTATTACGATTAATAAACTTTTTTTGCTATAATTTCTTTTGGAGATATTGCAAATGTCGTGATTACACCATCGCCATAGCTTATATACAAACCAGAACCATAGCCGCTTTCATCTTTACCTAAGATTATTAAATGCGGATTTCCGCCTTTTATATTAGCAGTAAAAACATAGCTGTTTTGTTTTGTAAAAAAATTTTTGTTTGCATTAAGAGCACTTATGACGTTATCGTATCCTCGATAGTCTGCATTATCATATTTGGTTGTCTTACCATATAAATAGTTAGCGAAAAACAAATAAAATTGCAAAAACTCTATTCACAAAAGATAATACATGATATAATCAGTATATCACAACAACAAAAAGGGAGCTGAGTTCCCGACTACCAATCAAAAAACTCAGCTCCAAGCACCACAAAGGGTACAGTATTATTATAGCACAGTACTCTCCCTTTGTGAACCCAAAAGGAGGGTATTTTTTATGGAAAACTTTGCAAACGAATTTGTAAGTAAGTTGGATGGAAAGATTTCAGATGAAGCACTTAGGACAGTATTACAGGAATTGCAAGTGTTTACGTTTAACTACGATATCAGCCAGAGAGAAACGCATGTGGTTCCGTATCAAAGCAATGTCCCAGATTGCTACAGGGTTTACATGGTGGCAAAAAAGATTGAGGGCATGTCTCCAGAATCCATGAAAACCTACAATTTTTATCTCACAGATTTTTTTGAACACATTAACCGACCATTCGAACAGGTTACAACAAATGATATACGGATTTATCTGTACGAAACTCAGAAACGAACAGGAATCAGCAATCGAACACTGGATGGAAAACGGCTTGTTATAAACACCTTTATGGATTGGTGTTGGAAAGAGGGGTATATTCCAAACAATCCATGCGCAAGCATTAAACCAATTAAATTTGAGGAAAAGCCAAGAGAGCCACTTAGTAGCATGGAGCTTGAAATAGTGCGTGATGCTTGCGAAAATTACAGAGATAAAGCGATGATTGAGCTTTTCTACAGTACAGGATGCCGCTTATCTGAAATGGTGAATTTAAAAATTAGTGATATTGATTTCGCTTCAAAAGAGGTTCATTTGTTCGGAAAAGGAAGCAAGCATCGAACATCTTATCTGAACGCAAAAGCGGAATATATGTTAAAAAAATACTTTGAATTGGAACGCCCAAAAGAATCAATATCGGATTCTGTATTTGTGATATTTCGAAAGCCTTATAATGGAATGCAAAAAGGAGCAATATATGCGAGAGTAAAGGCTATTCAAAAGCGTTCTGGAATCGAAAGAAGCCTGTTTCCGCACTTGCTTAGACACACAATGGCGACACATGCCTTAAATAGAGGGATGAATGTTGCAGAAGTAAAAGAAATATTGGGGCATGAAAAGCTTGATACCACAATGATTTACGCCAAAATCAGCCACGATTCTGTGAAATTTAATCATAAGAGATATATTGTATAAAGAGTTTATGCTAAAGAGCACTCCAAATGGGGTGCTTTTTATTATGCACTTTTTAACCTTAATAATGAAAGGAGAACATACATGAATATCAATACCTCATTAATCAGCAACAATAACAGCTACGCAGGACAAACACCTCTGTATATTGTCATTCACAATACGGATAATACAGCCAAGACAGCAGATGCCAAAGCACACGCCACCGCACAGCATAATGGCAATTTTCATGGCTATTCAGCCCACGTATTCGTTGACGATAAGTCAGCATACCAGGCCTTGCCGTATAATCGTGGAGCCTGGCATGTTGGGGTAAATTACGGCGGTAAGCTTTTTGGAACTGTAAACAATCACAACTCTATTGGAATTGAAATGTGCATGAATGATGGCTACAACTACGAAAAGGCATTCCAGAATACAGTTGATGTGTGCAAGCAGCTTATGAAGAAATACGGAATCCCAGCAAGCCGAGTAGTGCAGCATTACGATGTGTGCGCTAAGAATTGTCCATCTGTTATCCGTGGAAAGGGTGACTGGGATAGATTCAAAAAGCTTATTTCCAGTGAAACCGTGACAGCACCAACCACAAAGCCGACAGCAAAGGTTGATAAGTATTACCGTGTCCGCAAGACCTGGAAGGATTCCAAGAGCCAGATCGGGGCGTACAAGTCACTCAAAAATGCAAAGAAAGCTTGCAAAGCCGGTTATTCTGTTTTTGATTGGAATGGAAAAGCTGTGTATTCCGTGACTGCAAAGAAAAGTGTAGCCAAGGTAGCAAAAGAGGTAATTAACGGCGAGTGGGGGAACGGACAAGATAGACGAGACCGCCTGGAAGCTGCCGGCTACAACTACGCAGAAGTGCAGAAAAAAGTCAACGAATTACTGAAATAATAACACTCCCGGGGTTTTCCCGGGAGCTACTTAAATGTTGTATATTCTTCAAATTCGTTTTTTATTTTTGCAAAGTCTTTTCTTCTGATAGGCACAGTATCCCCAGAAAACATAAGGAACGAAGTATTTATTTCTTTTACCTCATCCATGTTTATTATGTAGCTCTGGTGACATCTCAAGAATCTGGAATCCAGTAATTCTTCAATATCAGACATTTTACATCGTTCCATATAAACTATACCGCAAGTGCAGTGAATAATGATGTATTTGTTTTGGCTCTCAATATATTCTATATTTTGAAATTCCACCCGATGAATAAAGTCTTTTCCTTTTATCATAAGAGTGCTTTTGCTGATATGTTCCAGAGCATGATTGAAAGCAGTATACATTCTGCCGTTTTCAGATCCTTTTATAATATAGTGAATTGGGAGTAAATCAAGAGCTTCAAAAACATACTCTTTGTGGGCTGTCCAGAAAATAATATTTCCATCATAGCCATTTAATCTCAATTCCTTTGCAACTTCAATTCCATTTTCTTCTCTCAAAACGATATCCAAAACTACAATATCATACCATTCGCCATCTGCCACATCATCAATAAGTGGCTGTCCTTTATCATACGGAGTAATCAATGCTTTTATATCACCATTTCGTTTGAGAAAATTATTAATCCGATGCATAAATATACCAATCTGGATTTCGTTATCATCACATATTGCAATTCGCATTCAAATCATCCCTTTTCATGTAAAATTCGCCACCAGAGGTGCTAATTTCGCCATTTCCTGTGTAATTGTATATTTTTTGATACAATGTTATTGTAATACATTAAGATGATAGTGTAAAGGGGATGGATTCATGGAGAAACATAAAAAAATCATAATTGTGTTTATACTGATATTCGTGCATGTGCTCTTGATTCAATATGTTTACTTCTGCCCGGAGCATAGTATTATCTTTGGGAGGGGTAAAACTATCGCAATTGCAAAAGCAGAGGTAAAACAGGTTGGCCATGAGCGCTATAAATCCCTCGCTGACAAGCATCCAGCCCCTTTATTTCTATCTATTATTATTACGATTTGGAAAAGCAAAAATCACAATATTTACACAAAAAAACTTATAATTCATCAAAAAATTAGAAGAAACCAGCTTCCTAGGAAAGATTTAAGCGGAAACAATTATATCCCAGTATATGGTTATGAAAACATGATATAATTTAACAAATAAGAACAGATGTTTGGAATATTGGGAGGGATTTACGTGGATTACAAGAAAGAAATTATTGAAATGATAGAAAAAATAGAAAACGCTCGTTGGTTAAGAACAATATACGTATTTATAAAAACATTAGTTGAATAAAAAGAAAAAGACAAGGGTTTGCGCATTGCCCTTGTCTTTTCTTTTATTTTGCTGAAATTGCATCGATTAGCTTTTCCAATTTATCCCATCCAGAATCATCAAGCCTTGCTAAAGCATTTATGAGACGATATTTAAAATCGTCATCATCAGCTTTTGTAACATATCCAAGTAATTTCGAAATTTCATCATTCCTTTTAACTGGATAAAACATCTCGCCTTCGCCATTTTTAAGCCATTCTTCACGAACATTAAATTCTTTACAAACATCATCAATTGTTCGATCTGAGGGAACTTTGTTTCCTATTTCAATTTGCGCTACAAAATTCCTACTTATTTTCAGCTTATCTGCAAATTCTTGCTGAGTTACGTTCAATTTTTTTCGCAACTCTTTAAATCTGTCTTTCAATTTAATTCCTCCTTTCTGAAAATATAGTACCATAAAATGTTTACAAAGTCAACAAAAAACTATTGACAAATGTTATCTCAGGGACTATACTGTGTTTACAAGGTAAACAAAGAAAGGAGGGAGGTTAAAGTGTTGAATAACTTAAAAAAAGCTCTTGATGATAAAGGAATTACAATCAGAGCGTTTGCAAAGGTTCTTGGTGTTGATGAAAGGACTATTCAGAACAAGATAAAGGGGAAAACACCTTTTACGTATCCAGAAGCAGTCCTTTCTAAAAAGGAACTTTTCCCAGAATATGATCTGGAATATCTGTTTAAAGAAGAATAGCAAAAAAACTGACAGGAGTGCTGTCCTATCAGTTCTTGCCTAAATTTGTTTACCTTATGTGTTTTGCAGACTGAACGTACTTGTTCAGTCACATAAGCAGCACCAAATGTTTCTTGAAACACTTCGCCACTTACGCAGTTTTAGTTCTGCGATTGAGTAAAAAAAGATTAGCTGCCCATTAGTTGGCGAATGTAGGAATTTTACCTATAAAAGTAAAATTGCTTAACGGTCTTTGGTAACGCAGTTTACTCTGCTTGCAACCTACAATAAGGAACAGGGCAAATTCAAAAGTTGGGTCAAAGCAAACAACTCCTTTCATTGCCCATTATCTGGGTATGAAAGAATTTTAACACATAGGAAAAATATTTTCAACACAAAATGAAATTGAAAATCAGATTAAGAAAGGAGTGATAAACACGAACCAGTTAGTACATATTGGAAATTCGGATATCTCAATAAAAGAGTATAACGGTCAGCGAGTGGTTACATTCAAAGATATTGATGCAGTTCACGGAAGACCAGACGGAACGGCAAGCAGAAATTTCAGAACAAACAGAGAGCGCTTTATTGAGAGCGAAGATTTCTTCCGAGTAAGCGCCGACGAAATTCGTCGTACCAAAATTTTTGACATTCCAGACAAGGCAACTTCTGATTATGCGCTTATTACAGAACAAGGATATCTAATGTTAGTAAAGTCTTTCACAGACGATTTAGCATGGGATGTTCAGAGACAGCTTGTAAATGGGTACTTTAAAACCAAAGAAACTGTAAAAAGGGCATTGTCACCAGAACTTCAAATGTTACAGGGACTACTTTCACAAATGGTAGAGAAAGAACTTGCCGACAAAGAAAGAGACAGGCAGATTTTAATTGCCAAAGAAACCGCAGATAAAGCTGTTGCAACTACAGAGAACATCAAAGAAGCGGTTAAGCCTGTATTTGATAACTGGCGTTCAGAAATTAATTCTAAATTCAATCGCATACAAAAAGGTGCTGGAGCAGAGTTTAAAATGCTTAGAACAGAAATGTACACAGAATTGGAACGCCGGGCTGGATGTGATCTGAATACAAGATTAAGAAATAAGCGAAAACGCATGGCTGAAAATGGTTGCACCAAAACAGAAATTAATTCACTAAACAAAATGGACGTCATCGATGACGATAAAAAGCTGCGAGAGATTTTCTCCAAAATCGTAACTGAATACGAAATTAAATATTGTGCGTAGAAGAAAGGAAGTGAAATAGATAATGTCAGAAAAAGAAAAAAAAATCGTAGAAAAGCTGAAAGAAGCAATTCCTAAGATGTCGGAATTTGATAAAGGCTACATTCTTGGGAAAGTGGAAAGTTTTTCTGATAACAACCTGGAACAAAAAACAGATAAAAAAGAAACTGTTGATTTAGATCAGAAAGGAGACTAATGAAAGTATCAAAAATCGAAATCCAGCAAGTAAATGGCGAATGTGGAATATTTACAGAAATCCTTGTAGATGGTCACAAACTCGAAGGAGTAAGAAGCTTTGAGCTGAAACAGGGAGTTGGAGATTCAGAACCTATTCTTTCCATTGATCTGAATGCTTTAAATTTATCCACGGACTTGCAGATGTTGCAGGTGAACCAGAAAGGTATCGGGGAAATTGAGGGAATCAAGTTTAAAGATTCACCAAGGATGCTGAAATTTCAAACAGAATAGGCTCCCATATCTCAGAGAGCCAAACAGAATTATTTTGAAGCTTTTAAAATGGAACATTGTTTCGGATTTGAACAACATCCAGTTTTGCTTGCATAATTACACTTAATTCGACCTATTGTGTAATTAGGCGTCAAATCATCCAATGATCCAGTATTAATGAGAGAAGCTTCAATGGAATAATTTTTGTTCTGCTTATCGCAGAAACCATTAAATACCAATAATCATCACCTCCACTCTTATAGTGAGTATAACACAAGAAAGGAGAGATTATAAGGAGAAGATGACAATTATCAAATTTAAAAATGGGGAAACAATCGAAATTCCGTGTGTGTTCCCGGATGATATTGTGAAACCAGACATTAGAGATCAACTGATACGTTTGGAATGGGATGACAACGGAAAGCAATATTGCTTGAAATTTAACCCAGTAGATGTGCTCTATGTAAAAGAGATTACACCTTCCTAAAGGAGATTATATCACAGAAAGGAGACTAATGAACGAATTACAGATTTTTAATTCGCCAGAGTTCGGAGATATTCGGACAATAACTATTGATAATGAACCTTGGTTTTGCATGATTGATATATGCAAAGCATTAGAAATTTCAAATCCGAGCCAGGCAAAGACAAGGTTAAATGCAGATGGGGTCATTACAAATGAGGTCATTGATGGTATCGGGAGAAAGCAGAATGCTAACTTTGTAAATGAACCCAATATGTATAAATTGATTTTCCAGAGCAGAAAAGAATCTGCCGAAAGGTTTACAGACTGGGTGACAAGTAAAGTTCTCCCAGAAATTCGAAAGACAGGTTCCTACAGAAAACCATTGACGGTTGCCGAACAAATTCAGATTCTTGCCCAGGGCACAGCAGATCATGAGGAAAGAATCGAAAAACTTGAAAATACAATGACAATTGACTACGGTCAGCAAAAATATCTTGGGGATCTGGTTTCGCTAGTGGTTATTGAAGCGTTGGGCGGAAAGAAATCTAATGCCTACTCAGAAATTGGAAAGAAAGTATTCGCTGAATGTAACCGAGATGTGAAATCTTATTTCGGTGTAAACGCAAGAAACAACATTCCAAAATTAAGATATGAGGAAGCCGTGAAGTACATCAAGGGATGGCAACCGTGTACAAATACAAAAATGCAGATTCGCGATTGCAATTATGATATTAATTCAGAAAGAAAATGAGGGTAAAACAGTGAAAGATATTAAAAGCTACGAATTTTATGGAGATAATCCAGAAATTTTTCATTCTCTTGTAGGTTTTGAAATTGCAGATATTTTGTTCACACATACCAAAGAAGAAAATGAGAATGTAGTTGTTGTGAAGTGTGCAAATAAGCAACATGTTGAAATTGATCTTCTCTTTAAAGAAGATGGAATATTTGTTACTGAACCATTTGCGGTGGATGAAGATCTTACAATTATTGAATAGGGGAGGTGAACAAAGAATGTTAGCAGATGATTACGTTTCTGAAAGGTTATCCGATTATGATTCCAAAATATATCAGTTATATCGCCGCAAAAACGGACAGAAGGCAAGCGACCTTGTAGAAAAAGTGAAAAATGAAATTGCCGAATGCGGTCTGTCCGCTACTGAAGCGAAAGGCTTTTTAGAGTACATGAAGATTGTTATTGACGCTCAGTCACATCTTCCCATTCAGAAATAACGGAAGTTTTTATGGTTTCTGCTCCGGGAACATTACCATCATCAATCTCATTTGCGGCATGAAGCATTGAAATTATTTTATGAGAATAAGGATGTTCCTTTCCGCAATTTGGGCACACAACCTTGTCTGTACTTATTCTTTCGCTTATATAGTAATCACAATGACAAGTACAAGAAACTTTTATTTGTAGAAACATTTTAACACACCTCCTTTCTGAACACATTATACCATTCAGAAGGAGAGAATAAAAGAAAACAGGGAGGAAAAACAATGATTAAATTTGAAAACGGTTTAGTTAATATTTCTGGTAAAGGGATTGATATTCTTTTAGAGTATGCAGTTATCACCCATGAAATTAAAGAGATGTTCGTAAAAGATGGTGGAAAAGAGGAAGAAGTAAACGAACAGCTTAGAGAGGTTTTTGAACGAGGACTTTTGAGTGAAGAAGAGCTTGACAAGAAGTTTATGGAAGCTGTTGGAGAAGCTATGAAAAAGCCTGAATTAGCAGGAATGTTGGTTGGTGCAGCGTTTGCAGCATTATTCGGTCAGAATGATAAGGAGGATAAACATGGGAGAAAATAAGAGTACAGATTTTGTACCCGAGAACGCCAATGAGGAATATGCACTTCTGGTTGGAAGATTAAAGGCATTTGAAGCTTGGGCGAATAGCGTGAACGATTATGATTTCACAAAGAAAATGGCATTTAGAATGCTTGGACTTGATGCAGAAAAATCAAAGGAGGAAAAGAAAGAATGAAATGCTTTAAAGGCTTTGACAAAGATTTAAAGTGTAGAGATTTCCAGTATGAAATTGGAAAAGAATACACAGAAGAAAAAGCAGACATTTGTAATTGTGGATTCCATGCTTGCGAATTTCCGATGGATGTATTCGGTTATTATCCTCCTTCAGATTCCAGATATTGTGAAGTTGAGCTTGAAGAGAATGGCCAGAAATCATCTGATGATAGCAAGAGAGTTGGAAAGAAAATTTCCGTAAAAGCAGAAATTGGAATTGCCGGAATTATAAAAGCTGGCGTTGAATATATAAAAGAGCAAGTTGATTGGGAAGATGATAAGGCAACCAATACCGGAAATTATTCAGCGGCAACCAATACCGGATATCAGTCAGCGGCAACCAATACCGGAAATTATTCAGCAGCAACCAATACCGGAGATCGGTCAGCGGCAACCAATACCGGATATCAGTCAGCAGCAACCAATACCGGAGATCAGTCAGCGGCAACCAATACCGGAGATCGGTCAGCGGCAACCAATACCGGAGATCGGTCAGCGGCAACCAATACCGGAGATTATTCAGCGGCAACCAATACCGGAGATTATTCAGCAGCAACCAATACCGGAGATCGGTCAGCGGCAACCAATACCGGAGATTATTCAGCGG